TTAACACAAATCCTTACAGGCATTACTAATACTCACCCTATTAGGATTAAGGCTACTATCGAAGTTTTCCTTGAAGAATTTGACCCAAGCCAGAACTATCTTCTCTCTATTTCAGATATAGAAGGCTATGAGACCCAATTTATCGAATTCGAGATTTGGGACAGAAATGATGGTCCTATACCTGGTATAAAACTTTTCAAGGATTTCAACATTTACCTTGAACGAGAATATTGCGAATACTAACCCTATAATACATATATCACAATGGAAACCAATTTCGAATACCTAGCCAAGATTCTCAAGGATGATGCCATTGACACCTGGACTCTAAGAGAACAAGAAGAAATAAATAAACTAGACCTAACCCAAGGCCTACATATTTTCTTATACGATATCTATACCGGTATTATATCCTATTGCCAAACGAATAAACCCACAAACCCAGAACCCATATATGAATCAGAACATATAATAATCCTAGACTCAGATAGTACCCTAGGTTGCCAAGAATAAGAATATTGCCCAGGCCTAACTAAGGTACCTGGGCTTTTCTATGTACATACCTAAGAGGCTATCTATAGACTTAATATAATCACCTAAGAGGTACTAGAGCTTTACTACACATATACTTACTAGCCTTATATAAGAACCCACTAGGCTTATCTATAGATCTTATAAGGCTTACCCAAGTACGCTAACTATCGACCATATATGGCCTTCAGGTAATAGGTATATAATATACAGATATTCTATAGCCACTTAAAAGGCCCTCCGAAAATTCCCTAGAATCTTCTGGCCATGGGGATTTAGTACGAGGATTACCAAGAGGATATGGTAAGGGAACCATAGATGGCCTTAACCTGTTATCATACAGGTATTATATAGCGGACAACGTGCGGGCAATTTAGGACCCCGCGGGGTTAATGAGTGGAAATTTGATAAAAATTTTTGATAATAAATAATGTACGTGTAAATAATAAAATTTTTGAGATATGCAAATATTTTCTGAAAATTATTCTTAAAATAATAAAACTCATTTTTAACAAAAAATTTTCTCGAATTATTTTGTAGATTAAAATATTGTTCTTATATTTGCATAGAGAAATAAAACAAAGACCTTTTCGAGTTTATAATAAGACTTGAATTTTTATCGAAAAGGTTATAATAAAATAAATTCAAAAATTCAAGCATTTTATTATGGGAGAAAAAAAATTAAATTCAGTTGAGAATGTAAATGCAGTTGTTGAAAATTCTACAAAAGAAAAAGTAAACAAAGTTAGTGCTAAAGAAAAAGTAAACAAAGTTAGTGCTAAAGAAAAAGTAAACAAAGTTAGTGCTAAAGAAAAAGTAAACAATACTCTTTATAAGGATATTCTAGCTAATTTAAATAAATCAACCGAGGGACTTTTAAAAACTTCTTTTGGAGTTAAAAAATCAGATATTTATAAAGAAGAAATTTTTTCAGACCTTTCGGACAAAGAAAAGAAAGTAGCTAGAAAAAAATTTAGAAATACAATGCTTTCTTTGTCCGAAACATTGGTTCAAGAAAAGGACAAAACACGTTTAGAGAAGCTAAAAAAAGCGTTTTTAGACTTTTATAAGAAAGCTTACAAAGTAAATGATTTTTCACTTTCTTCTGTTTGTTCTGAAAATATGAAAGAAACAAACAAAGATACTTTGAAAAAGGCTTTACAGATTGTAAAAAAATAAATTGTTTAATCAAAGTAGGGAATTAATTCCCTACTTATAAAATATAACTTATGAATCTTGTTTTAGGAATCTTATGTTGGATATTTATTTTCACTATATTAAATTTTCTTGCTTATGCATGGGATAAACAAGAAAATAAAAGAAAATAAAATTTTTTAAAAAGTAAGAGAATGTTTGTCCCTTACTTTTTTTTTGCTTCATTCTAAATAAGGGCTACCGTACCCGCATTTTAGTACCTGGTATTTTTAGGCTTTCATATTAAGAGGTACCCTGAACACAAACCCAGTTTTTACTGCCCCAACTTTTTAGGATCCTATCTTAAGGGCATTGCCTAGAAAAGCCTTGAACATACTACACAAAAACCTTCCTACACACACGTTAAGGGCATACCAAGACACAACACACAAAGAAGCCAGAGACCTAACATCTCTGGCATTCATCCTATAAAAGAATATCCAATATCTTCTTAACCCTATTCTTCCCTAAAACCCTCCTATTATTCCGTATCTCATAGAAGAAAAGATAATACATCTCAAGTTCCTCCATCCAAATCCTATCTCCTCCCTCCAATAATGGTTCTATTCTCATCATATCCTCAGGATTAATACACAACCGATACCAAATATTCTTACCTTCCTGACATTTAAGAATCCTCTTATTGGCATCATCTCTTAATCTATCAATCCTTACCATACTCTTCCTTAATCCTTCATCTATATTGCTCATGATACTAGTCCATATAAGAATATTATAAACCAAACTACTAAGATAAATATATAGGGGATTTCATACTTCTTAAATGGGTATCCCTCTATCCCATCATTAAGGGCATATATAAATACTATTGGCCATAGCAACATCATTAATACTACTCCCAGTAACTTAAACCAAGTAAAGCCAAGTGATACCATAGCATCAAAATTCATTGAGCTACCCTTATAATTACCATGACTATCGAAGTGATAGTAGTTCTTAGGTTTTAATACTTGCTCAGCCCCTAAGTAGGGTGGTAGGTCCTTTTTAATGAACCTACCTTTGTTATCTCTTGCCCTTTCTTTTAGAAGTTTGGGAGCAGATAAATCTTCGTCGTAATCTTTAATTCTAGCCATTGTTTTTCTTTTTAAAGAATATTAGGTAAATAGGAAATAAAGGTAATACTAACCAGATTGTAAGAAATAATAGGTAAGGTCTTAGCATCCTAATTTCTTGACATAACAGCTTGGTTAGAAATATAGAGGGGATTAGGCATATCCCATAGATTATGCCTAATATTATCCAAGTACTATTCATTGAGTTTTTCGATTAGTTTCTTAAGTTTCTTATCTAAGGTTATCACTTTCTCAAAGGTTTCCTCATCCTTATGTTTCCCGTTATCGTCTAACCATTTTTTGATTGCCTCTAAGGATTTCTTGGATTGATGGTATGCAACAAAGGCATTGTACTTCTGTTCATTCTCTGTAGTACAAGGTAGGATTATTGCATTACCTTTTCCATCTAATCGAGTAAATTGACCATCTAGATTTGTTGTTCTAGTGATTATTACCTTGTTAGATAATATTGCAGTACCGTTCTTTTTATCGATGGATACTACGTTTGCCTTTTCCATTAGGGTTTTGTCTTGGTAAATTACCGAGTTACCCTCTTTGAGTTTTACTATTTCTTTTTTCATATAAATATATTATTTATTTCTGTTATGCAAATATACTATTTTATTTTTAAATATCAATCATTATTGAATAAATTCTGCAAATCTTCTGAGGTTATCCCATGCTGACGATAGTAGTCGTATTCCCAAGGATTTAGAGGTTTGCAATTGACTGGGTATTCGTCCCATAATTCGAAAGGCAGATAGCCAAGAAATTCTATACTGTTGAAATACTGTACCTTACCATCAGTAAATAAGAAATATTTCAGAGGTCTATCGATTGCCTTACCGAAATTACTTCCTATTAATCTGATATCCTTGTTGGCAATGTAAACATGATACTTATCAGTTATCAAATATATCTGGGTATTCCAGGGTTTCTTAGATTCATCTAGGGTTTTCTTAAACCAATCGACCATAATCTGTTGTTTCTTTCCTATATCCATAATTAAATTATTTATATTCATTGATAAATAGAACTCGATATACCTACCTAAGAAAGGCTACAAGCAATACTTTATACTCTTTAATGTAAACTCTAAGAATTTATATTATGGATAAACTTACTAACGAATTAATTGCTAAGGTTGCAAACAGATTAAACCTTGAACCAGCTCTGTTAAAGACAGTAACTGTAGTAGAATGTGGTAATCGAGACGGATTTTTACCCTCTGGTAGACCTCAGATTCTCTTCGAGGGTCATGTAATGTGGAAATATTTGAAGATAAAACTCGATGGAGAAGGCAAAAGAACCTATTTATATGACCTAGCCAAGAGAAATCCATCCTTAGTTTATCAAAAATGGACCAAAGAATTCTACTTAGGAGGTGAAGGAGAGTGGAAAAGACTCGAAGCAGCTCGTAAAATTGATGAAAACTGTGCTAATTTAGCTACTTCTTGGGGATTGGGACAGATTATGGGCTTCAATTATCAGCTTTGTGGATGTCAATCAGTGGATGAAATGATCCAAAAGATGTCTGAATCTCATGAAAGGCAGCTAGAATTGATGTATCATTTCCTCTATAACTCCGGTTTAGTGAAGCATTTGAAGGCAAAAGACTGGGATGCCTTCGCTAAAGGATATAATGGTCCTGGTTACAAAGATAATAACTACGACCAAAAACTAAGAAATACCTACGAAAACTTCAAAGATAAATTATGAAAGTAATATACAACAACATTATACCTTTCAAGGGATACAAAGCCATCAACCTTTTTGGTTTAGTGTTTGTAAGAAAGGGGGCTAAGTTTACTGAGGTAGATTATAACCATGAACATATACATTCAAAGCAAATGGCTGAGATGTTATGGGTATTTTTCTACCTTTGGTATGGAATCGAGTACTTAATCATTCTTTGTTTTGCTAAATGGAATAAGCAGAATGAAAGATATCATGATGTAAGTTTTGAGGAAGAAGCTCATAATAATGATAAAGATCTGGATTATTTAGAAGACCGTAAGCCATTTGCTTGGTTCAAATACATAAAATTGAGAAGTTACAAGAAATGAAAGACTTAAAAGTAATGAAAATAAAGAATATTTTAGGAGTTTGTGCAGGCGGCGCCGCCTTACTATTCCCATTTAAAAATAGTACTAAGTATAACATATTAGGAAATATTGAACCAAGATCGGTTTTTCACACAAAATCTGAAAGCCAGTGGAAGGCTAATTTCAAGGGTATACCTTTCTTAAAAGGGTATGAATTACCCGAAGATTGGCATCCAGATATCATATTATCTAGCCCAGATTGCGGTAGTTGCTCAGTTATGAGATTATCTAAATCTAAGGCTCTTGGAGACCCTAAAAGTAATAAAAGTATACAACTAGTATTCCAAGCAATTCAATATTACGAACCCGCTCTCTTTCTTATAGAAAACCTACCAAGATTGCTATCTCTCATTTCTAAAAAAATGTTAACGGACTTCTTTAAAAACTATAAACTTATTTTTCACGAAAGAAGCGTTTCTGACTTCGGAAACTCCCAAGTATCAAGAAAAAGATTAGTAATTATCGGAGTTCATTTAGACAAGGGAAAAGAGTATTTGGATTCTTTTAATGAAGTATTCCAAGTAAATACTCCAAAACTTACTAGAGATTTACTAGTACAAGCCCCACAGGAAGCTTTAATTCCATTCTCTGATAAAGTTTTAGCCATGTATGATTATCGGAAATTACCTGAAAAGAAAAATCTTACAGTCAGACAAGTAAGACAACTTTGGACTCATGATTTCAAAGATGAAAAGAAATGGCCCATTAAAACTGCTAAAATGAGTACTCTCCCGGGAGTATATCGATTGGAAGATGATAAACCACCTTTAACACTCAGACCCTCAGATAGGCAATTTAGACCTGATGGGTATCCTTTGGGTATTTATGATTTCAAGGCAATTATGGGATTCCCCGAAAATTACCGAGTGTTTATTCGGGGATTTGCAACTTGGGATCCTAAGACTTATCATTACTGGTTAAATAAAGCTAGGTATACCTTGAGCAAAGGGTCAGTATATGAAGTAGGATTATGGTTTAAGAAATGCCTTAATTTCAAGTGAATCCCCCCTATATAAATCTAATAGGCTTTTAAAGGGTATTGGAATAAGGAATATTGGAATAAGGAATACTGATATAAGAATCAATCAGGAAAAGGGATTGTTAAGGGAAAAACAAAGCCAGTTTCGTAACTGATTGAATTTGAATCAGTTGGCTTATGCCAGACTTGGCAAATGAATGCCAAGCACCTGATATAGAGTGAGTTGACTATTATGAATTGAAACCGAAAAACTCAAGTAACAATGAACAAAGAAATTTTATACAGAACAGAGATATTACCGAAAAATCTGAAGAGTATGTTTAATCTCTTGGCAACTTTTTATAATCGAATTGTAAAGAGTCACAAGGGAAAAATCAGAATGAGTATTACTCAAGATTCAAAAGGAATCGATATTCGATTTAGAATTCCGACTACTGACTTCAGTAATAATTTCAAAGTAATTTTGGGAGTAATAATTGATAGATACAAAACAAAAGATGCCTATCTCAGATCAAAAGATGAAGAAGCTTAAAGTTGCCATGATAGTCTTTTTACTAGGATTTACTATTTACCTTTGCTTCAGGAATTACAAACTGAATCAACAACTCAGTATGTTACCTGATAAAGAGATCATTCAACATACTGATACAATTTATTTGAGGAAAGATTTCCTGCCAATTTCCTACGATAATTTACTTAACCCAAGTAGAATCCTTCTTTACAATTATCAGAATTGGGATAAGCATATTCATACCGCTAATAATCCTGATTCTATAATCTCAGAGAAGGATTCTCTTGTTCAATTAGTAATCGATAAGAATCAACTTACATTGAGTTTCCTTAATCAAAACTCGGGAATTTATTCTAGTAGGTTATTCAATATCGACCCTAATAACTACAAGTATTCTTGGTATAACGGAAAACTTACCACACAAGAAATTAAATCTAGAATAAGATTAGTTCCTTATGTTTATGGTAAGTACCGACCCTTTAACAATCTATGGGATTTGGGAACAGGAATTTCAATCGAGACTAAGAGATTTAATTACAAACTGGGGATAAACAGTTTTTATTACCCAAGATATTTCTCAGGTATCAAAACTGATTTAGAACTGGTAGTAACTTATAAATTTTAGATTTTATGGCAAAGAAGATACAGGAAACACCAACTAACCTTACAAGAGAAGAATTATCTAATCTATCTAGGGTTACAACGGATGTTTTCTTTTTCAGTCTTTTTTGTTATGTGATACATCCAGTGAGAGGAAAGGTTCGATTTGAATTATATCCGTATCAAAAAGCCGTACTATACCAATTTATACTCCAGAGATTCAATATCTTGTTAAAGTTCAGGCAAGCGGGTATTACAGAACTTATATCTATGTACTGCTTATGGCTGGCATCATATCATCCTAATAAGAAGATAAACATTATCTCCATTAAGGATACAACAGCTAAGAAGGTACTTAAGAAGATTAAGTTCATGTATAAGAATCTTCCATGGTATATGCAAACCCCGATCATTAACGGAAGAACTGGGGAATTTGGTTCTGCCTCTATGATTGAATTCGATAATGGTTCATTCATAGAATCCATCCCAACATCTTCAGAAGCTGGTCGTTCAGAATCTCTTTCTCTCCTGGTAATTGATGAGGCTGCAATCGTTCGGTGGGCTTCAGCTATTTGGGCAGCTGCCTTCCCTACGCTTTCCACCGGAGGTTCAGCCATCATCAATTCTACTCCATACGGTATGGGTAATTTTTACCATTCAACATGGGTAGATGCTATAGCTGGAGGTAATCCTTTCAATGCTATTCGATTATATTGGCAGATGCACCCAGAACGGGATCAATCTTGGTATGACCAGATGGCTTCTGCATTGGGTCCAAAAAGAACTGCACAAGAAATCGATGGAGACTTTCTTTCTTCAGGTAATACAGTATTTGATATGGCAGATATCAAGGCTATCGAAGATTGCTTAAGTGATTATCCAGTTTTAAAATATCGTTTCAATCGTCAGTATAGACAATTCAACGAACCAGATCCAAATAAACAGTACTTTATCGGTGCAGACGTTGCAACAGGTAGAGGCTCAGACTATTCTTCTTTCACTTGTATGGACAAGCTGGGAGAAGAACAAGTTGTGTATAAGGGAAGAATGGCAGTAGATAAATATGCTAGGTTACTGGGAGATACTGGACAATTATTTAATTTTGCTGTTGTAGCTCCAGAATCTAACGACGTTGGGTTAGCAGTAACTTCTGCTCTTCAATCAGAAGGTTACCCTAACCTATACTACTATCAAAAGCTTCTGAAAAAGAAAGGTAAGTCTAGACCAGAGGTTGATAAATCTCCGGGTTGGTTAACTACCCAAAAGAATCGTTCAGTAATTATAGAGGGTCTAGAACAAGATATTCGAGAAGAGAATATCATTGTGAAGGACCCTTTCTTTGTTCAAGAAGCTCCTACCTTTATATATGATGGTTTGGGTAGACCCGTAGCCATGGGTAAACACCGAAATAATACTTCTGCTGTAGATGTGGATTTGGAAGGAGATGTTTATTCTGATGATGATATATTTGGTAAAGCTATTTGTAATCACATACGAAAAGGAAAAACTAATGTAATAATACAACCGAAATGAAAATTCTTAAGTTTTTTGGATTCGATAGAAGGAATCGATCTCCAATACAAGAAAACAAGGCTAATCCTCCAAGTAAAAAAGAGGAGGTACCTATTTCACCCGGTAGAGTATCGGAACCGGATGATGACCCAGGTAACTTCATTCATACATTGAAAGGCTTAACTCAGATGGTTACGCCTTCTTTTCGTGTTGAAGTGATTCAGCTTTTAAGGGATTTATATAAAGTGAATCCAGATGTTAACATAGCTTTACAGGATATGTTTAAGCTTGCTAATACTGGTCACAACATAACCTTCCCTAATAATACCGATAAAGAGGCTGATAAGATGAGAGATCATCTTTCTAAGGTATCCTCTAAATGGTCTAACTATACTGCCGGTATGGATGGTTTGGTAAACAAGATGATAGTTCAATTGATGATTAGTGGAGCTATCTCAGTAGAAGCTGTACCAAATGAAAAGCTTGAGGGTCTAGCTACTATATTATTCCTCAAACCAGACAGGATAGTATTCAAAAGGGAGAATAACGGAGTTTATAGCCCATATCAGAGGAACACTATTTGGAATGGCTCGAATAAGCAAGATTATATCAAACTTAATACAGAGACCTATTGTTATGTGGGTATGTATAATGATACCGATGAACCTTATGGAATACCTCCTTTTATGGCATCATTGGACTCATTAAAGGGTCAGCATGATATGAAAACCAATTTTAAACATATCATGGAAATCTGTGGTATGGTTGGTTTTCTAGAGGCTTTGATGGAAAAACCACAACAGAAACCTAATGAAAATGTAGAAGCTTATACTAGAAGATTAAATAGGGAGCTAATACGTTTGAAACAGAATGTAAGGGAAGGTATGAAGGATGGAGTAGTAACTGGTTATATTGACGATCACCAGTTTAAACTGAACTCTACTTCAAAAGAGATGAGTAATATTGATAAACCCTGGAATATGAACCAGCAATCAGTTGCTAATGGTTTGGGAGTAAATGGCAACCTAATTGGAGTACAAGCTTCCATTGGAGAAGGAGCAACTGGTATTATGCTTTCTAAGCTTATAAGTCAGCTAAAGAATATCCAAATGATAGTTTCTTATGTTCTTAAGTTTATTTATGAACTAGAACTACGTCTGGCTGGCTTTGATTGTAAGGGAATATCCCTTACTTGGGGATCATCCACTATCTCTGATGAGGTTAAAATCCAACAGGGTAGACAGTATAAGATTCAGAACCTTGACTTACTTTACAAGGCAGGTATCATTTCTCAATATCAATATGCTTGGGAAATGGGTTATGATTCTCCTTCAGAAGAAGAACCAAGAGTTTCATTGGAAGACCAATTTGCTAAGGGAGGTAATTCAGACCCACAAGAGGGTACTAAGAAGAAACAGAGACAGGACGATAAGAATCAATCCGCTCGTAGATCAAGAGATAAAAATAACCCGGCTCCTTCACGAGGAGATCAAAATACTAAATCAAGATGAGTAAACCGATTACTAAAAAGAACAGAGAACATTTAGATTCTTTAGTGATAGGTAGTGGTCATACTATAATGGCTGGGTATATCCCAACCTCTATAGAACCACAAACCTTCTCGGAGAATTTTTATAAATGGGCTCAAACTTCTAAGGAGTCAGTTAGTCAATTTGGTTTTTGGGGAGGAGAAATAGATTATAATACCTATTATCCTGACTTGAAGCCAGAAGAACTTACTCCTAAAGATGAGGAGTTTATTGAACCAATGTTCAGATTATTATCTGCAACTATTGTGTCTAAGAACTGGAATCCTACCGATTTTGGTCAAAACGGAGTATTAAAAGCTTCTATGAGAATGCTTTTGGGACAAACAGTAAACTGTGACCATGAGACTAATATTGGTAATGCTATTGGAGCTGTATCAAAAGTTATCTGGCAAGATGAATACAAGGATGGTTCTTTTGTTATCCCTGCAGGTATTAATGGTATATTAAAGATTGATGGTAAAGCAAATCCGAGAATTGCTAGAGGCATTCTTATGGATCCCCCATCTATCCATTCTAATTCAGTAACAGTACAGTTTAAGTGGGATAAGTCTCACCCAAATATGAGAGATGATGAATTCTACCAGAAACTGGGTACCTATGATTCTAAGGGAGTTATGGTACGAAGAATCGTTACTGAAATAGTAAGATACCTAGAAACTTCTTTGGTATCTCATGGAGCTGATGCTTTTGCTCAGAAGATTGGGGATGATGGTAAAATCATTAATCCCAATTTTGCCAAGAGAACTTGGGCTTCATACGAAGAATATAGGGATGATAAGTCTAAACAGTATTTCTTCTATGATACGAAAACTGATCTAGCTTTGTTCAGTGAAAATAACGATACTTCCCAATCTTATGATGATAACCAAGGAAATCAAAATCCTAATAATAAAGATATGAATGAACTACAAAAATTTTTAGAAAGAATCTTTGGTAAAGATTGCCTTACTCTTGCTGAAGGTACAGAGATGAACGAGGAAACTGCATTTGCAGCCATTCAGGAATTGGTTAATTCTCGTAACACTCTTCAGACTACTGTGGATAACTTAACTACAGAAAAAACTTCTCTTACAGAACAGGTTACTAATCTGAATGCAGAAGTTGCAAATCTGAAGGAAATGGCTCAGGTAGGTAAAAACCACATTGCATCTCTCCGTGAAAATGCTGTTGCAACCTATAAAAAACTTATGGGTAACAAAGCTGATGAAACTATCGTTACAATGTTGAATGCCGAAACTACTGGCATGGTAACTTTGATTTCTCTTACTAAGGATTACCAAGCTCGATTGGAAGATAAATTCCCAATGACTTGCGCTAAATGCGGTTCTCACGATGTAAGCCGTGCTTCTTCTGCAGCTGAGCCAGAAGATAAATCTAATAATCCATCTACTGCTCAGAATTCCGAAAAGAGTACTGAAGAGATTCTGAAAGGTATCTATTCAAACAAATTAAAATAATCTCTAAAATAAGAAGAATATGAATACACATCCTACTACTAAGCTGGTAAATCAGGATCAACCGATGACTCTGTTTGGTGAAAAAACTCCCAGAGCGGTGATCTATAAGAGCGAATCTCACAAGTTGCATCAGGCTTTCTGTGTAAAAGAAAACAAAGTTATTCATCAGGGTATGCCGGTAGCTTTGGATACCGATGGTGATATCGAACCTTATATCCCGGGTGGAGATGGCAGCCAGGTTTATCTGGGTATAGCTGTAACTGACAACATTAACCCTGCTTATCAGGCTCAAAGAAATTTCCCCGTAGAAGTAACTGTAGCTGTAGAAGCTTTCATGGTTGTAAACTGGGTAGCTAAAGAGGCTATGGAATGTGGTTATGTAAAACCCACAGATACCCTGTTGATTGACCGTTTCATCACTGCTGAAACTTCAGCCGATGAAACAAAATTCATTAGCATAGTACCGGCTGATGAAGCTAACGATATTATCCAGGTATTGGTACGATAATCATTAACTGAACATTAAAAGAACAATGAATACAGAATTTACACAATTAAAAATGGAAGACCTTAGAAAGGAACTTCCGGAAATGGTAAGAAGTTTGGAAGCATACCGTCAGGGTTCCAACAATACATTGCCTATTGAAGTTACTCTGGAAGAACTGGTACAGGGTAAATATGGTGTATCACAGGATGCCTTCTTTGAAAAGTTGGGCATTAATCCGAAGATTGATACAATGCAGAACATCTTCACTATGCCTCAACAGAACATACGTTGGATTGTGCCGGAAATCATCCGTGCTGCTATTACAACTGGTATGCGCCAGGCACCTTTCTATCCGAACATCATTGCTTCAGACCAATCGATTAATGGTTTGCAGGTAACTATGCCGATGGTAAATATGTCGGATGCTGCTCCTGCTAAGGTAAATGAAGCAGAAACAATTCCTTTGGGAGATGTAAGCTTCGGACAGAAATCAGTTTCTCTGTTCAAAATCGGTAAAGGATTTAAACTTACTGACGAAGTTAAAAATTACGTTTCCATCGACGTATTGGGAATCTATCTCCGTGACTTTGGTATTCAGTTGGGTTATGCTATGGATACTTTGGCAATGGATGTTTTGATGAACGGTAATAAAGCTGATGGTTCTGAATCTGCTCCGGTTATTGGTGTATATGAAACAACCAACGGTATTACTTATAAAGATTTGTTGCATATCTGGGTTCGTGCTGCTCGTATGGGCCGTAACTTTACTACTATGATTGGTGGTGAAGACCAGGCTATCGAAATGTTGAACTTGCCGGAATTCAAAGAACGTCACTCAGGAACTACAGAAGCTACACTGAACATTAAGTCTCCGGTTCCCAATAAGGCTGATTTCTACATTCACCCGGGAACTCCTGACCAGCAGTTGTTGATGGTAGATACCAGTGCTGCTTTGATTAAGCTTACTGCTAAACAGTTGATGCTTGAATCAGAAAGAATCGTATCTAATCAGACTGAAGCCGTATATGCTTCTCTGACTACTGGTTTCTCTAAGATGTACCAGGATGCTGTTCTTCTGTTGGCAGCTAATAAGAACTTCTCCGAAGCTGGATTCCCGAGCTTCATGAACATTGACCCATATTTATTGGTTAACTTAGAATAATATCCGGGATTTCTTCATTGTATTTTTGTCTAATTTCTCCCCCGAACAGTTTCAATACATTCTGTTCGGGGTTTTATATTATAACCTAAAATAAAAAATAAAAGATTATGGCTACTACTTATATTGTAACAATTGGAACTAATGCATACAGTTTTAATGACCAGGTAACAGGTATTTCAATTGCAAAAGGCGAAGAGAGAGAACTTACTGCTCGTCAGTACAGAACAAAACGTATTCAGAAAGCTTTAGTTTCTGGCCACTTAGTTTTAGTTCCGGATAAGAACAAAACTGACAAGTATACTGCTGAGGATATAGAAAAACTTGATAAAAAGTTAGCTGCTCAGTTTGCAAAGGGAATGGAGATTGGTAAGATTGCCAAATCATATTCTCTTGAGGAAGTTAAGCTGATTGCTAAGAAACACGAAATCGAAGCCGACCCGAAAGATACCGTAAAAGATATCCTTGAAGTTTTACTTGAAGATTTCGAAGAAAACAAAGAATAAATAAATCCGAATATAAATGAAAAAGAATCTAGACTTCACATATGTAACATCAGGTCTGGAAGTTTCATTTAGAGTATTAACCAAAGTCCCGGCCAAATCTATTTTTGACTGGGACTTTGGCGATGATAAGGGAGAGGTTTTCAATGGTGGAAGACATCAATCTTACTCTTATGAGAAGTCTGGATTTTATGATGTAACTTTACATGTCACTAATTCAGAAGGATTAGATTTGACTTGTACAAGAACAGTAGTTGTATGTAATTATGGGCATACTACTCTTCAAGATACCATTTATAATTTGATAGATAGGTATATTCCCAAAGAATTACATGGGAGTATGACCATAGAAGATAAAACTGCATACATAACTAAATGGCAATTATATATCTTCCCACTAGTAAATCATACTATACCACCAGATAAATATAATGATGAATTATGGTATGAGGGACTAGAAAACCAATTAATTATGGAATTGGCAGTATGGGATTATCTCAATATACAAATACAAAATATCCTGTTGGTTGCAGGAAACAGTTTCAGAGAAATTCTCTCCACTGAATCCACTGGACCAGACCAAGATGGTGATTCACCTGGAGAACATGCTAGAGGAGATAGGATAAAACAAATTACTACTGGTCCTACTGAAGTACAGTATTATGATAAGATATCCGAAAGTATATCTAGCTTATGGAGTACTTATTCAAAGATGATTCAACCTGGAGGATATATGGATGAATTGAGAAAGAATCTCTGTATGCTGGCATCTAGGTTAGAGATATACTTACCCTTCTGTGATCAAATAGAACGGTTAGTAGTACCAAGAGTAGTAAATCATCGAAAACCAACTCCTTTGGGAGGACCAAATCCAACAGCCCCTCTCAATAAAGCAAGTAAACCTTCGTTAACCATAATAGATAAGAAATCATGACAAAAGAACCTTGGAGAATGGTTAAGAACCATTCTTGGAATAGGTATAAAAAGATTATCACTGATTTCTTAGATTGGGATGCTGGAAGACAAACAATTACTTGGGCTAAACATGTTAATCAATATCTAAATCATGCTGAGGATGATAGCCCAAGATATTATAATATTCCCATAGAAGCTTTATGCTATTACAATGCTTTTAGGAACTGGCCAATAAATAAAGCTACAGTTTCTGGAGAATTAGATGATGAGAACCTTTCTATACTTATTTCAAAGAATTACATAGAACAAATCGGATATCTCAATCAAGAAGGTTATTGGAACTTTAACTGGTCTGAAGATAGATTTGTTATCAATGGGATAGTATATAAACCTTCTGGAGATACTCAAGTATCTCAGGCTAAAGATGAAGCTTTGGTATTCTTGATAATCCTCAAAAGGGATAGAGATACTAAAATCAAATTCGTAGAACAAAACCCATAAAGATATGAAAATGTTAATGTTACGTTTCACCAAGCTTAACGATGTAGATGAGGATTGGTGGGACAGTAATCTTATAATCTTGAATGGACCTTCTGGAGTTCACCTAGAAATGCCTGGTACTGGTAATTCGGCTACTACCATGCAATCTATGACGGGTATGAAGTTCGTATCAAATTACCAAGATTACTTTGGAGAGGTATGGGATAAAGATATACCTCATATTGGCTTTGGCCAAGTTATTAAGTTCCGAGTTAGGAAATTACCCGATTATGCAGTAGTTAGGGGAGATATCGAGGATGGAGGAGATGTTAACCCAGATAATCCAGATGATATCCCAAATGCTTTTGCCGGTAAAGAAAAAGAATATTTCAGAGGTAATAACTCAGAACTGTTATTGGGAAAAAATAAAGTAACACCTTAAAATATATACATATGTACGTTAGTAAATATTACACTTGCGAAGAAATTGACCAACGGCTATTACAGGGTTATTATGATGACTCTTTGGCTCATGGTTTTGTTGGAACTCTTAAAGAGTTCTGGGCATTCTTCTTATCAATTGCAAACAAGGTAGATAAGAAAGAAGGTTGGGATTTGTCAGAAAACAACTTCTCTGATGAATTGCTAGAAAAACTGAATGGAATTGAGGAACATGCTAACTACGTTACTAAAGTTTCTCAGTTGGAAAACGATTTGAAATATCAGACTCAAGAACAAGTTGAGAAATATATACATGACTTAGTGGATGGTGCTGATGATGCTTTGGATACATTGAAAGAATTGGCTGAAGCATTAAACAATGACCCGAACTTTGCTACCAATATCACTAACCGATTAACCGAATTACGTACTCAATTAGAAGCTGAGGTAACCAGAGCTAAGGATCGTGAAAACGAATTAGCTTCTCAGATTAAGATTGTGAACGATAACTTGGTTAACTCGGTTAATACGTTGAATGCAGCTATCATTAAAGTAGTACAGGATATTACTAAGATGATCGAAGCAATAAATGCTCGTATTCAAAAGGTAGAAGACCGGGTTGGTGATTTGGAAGTAGAAATTGATAATAACTTAACCGAAGCCAAAGAATATGCTAAAGAATTGGTAGAAAAGGAAGCTGCTGAACGTAGAGCTGCTGATGAGAAATTAACCGAAGCTGTTCATCAGGTACAGTTAGATCATACTAGGGATATTGCCGACTTAAATAATAAGATTCTGACCGAGGCTTCAGAAAGAGCAAATGCCGATGTAGCATTAGAATCTAAACTGAACACTGAAATCAGTGACCGTAAAACTGCAGACCAAGAACTTGAATCCAAGATTAATGCCGAAGCTGCAGCTCGTACTGCTCAGGATGAAGTATTACATCAGCAGATTGTAAAAGAAGTTTCTGACCGTCAGAATGCAGATAATGGTTTACAGCAGAACATTACTCAAGAAGCTCAGAACCGTCAGAATGCAGATACTGTACTTCAGAACAACATTGATAATGAAAAAGAAACTCGTATTGCTCAAGATGAAATCCTTGATCACAAGATTGAGGATTTGAAAACTCAGGCAGGTACAAATAAAACTGAATTGCTTGAAAAACTAGAGCAAGAAAAACAAGAACGTATTGCTGCAGATAATGGTTTAGATGATCGTAAGGTAGATAAAAGAGAAGGGTATTCTCTTACTAAAAACGACTTTACTGATATTCTCAAGGCTAAATTGGATGGCATTGAAGAACATGCCAACTATATCACAAAAGTATCTCAGCTTATCAATGATGCTGGTTATCAAACTGAAGCAGATCTCCAGGCAGCTATTGAAAAGATTATTGGGGAAGCTCCAGAGGTTCTTGATACTTTGAAGGAAATTGCAGATGCTTTGGGTAATGACCCCAACTTTGCAACTACCATTACCAAGAAATTGGCAGCTATCACCGAACAGTTGAATCAAGAAATTACTAATCGTACAGAGGCTGATGCCCAAGTACAAGCTAATGTAGATAAGGAAGTTTCTGACCGTAAAGAAGCTGATACTGCTCTTGAAGCTAAGCTGAAAGAATATGTTGATAATGAGGTAGATAAGATTACTGGTAACACCGATGGTATTCAAGCTAGTCTGAACAAAGAAATCCAAGATAGAAAAGATGCAGATACGGCATTACAGGCTGCTATCACTAAAGAAGAAACAGATCGTAAGGCTGCTGATACTGCATTAGATACTCGGGTAACTGCTAATGCTACCAAGATACAAGAATTGGCTTTATCTATTCAGGATGCGGTAAATACTGTTAAAAATGAACTTCAGGCTAAGATAGATACTTTGCAAACAGAAGTAAATGCTAACAAGGCAAATATCCAACGTAATACTGACCGATTAAACGACCAGATTACTAAGGAAGCTGAAGATTATGCTGAATTAAAAAGCATGGTTAATGCAGAAGCCGAAGCAAGAGCCAATGCTGATACTAATCTTAAGTCTCAGATAGATAAGGTAATTATCGATTTGAATACTGAAATTTCAAAGAGAGAAGCGGGTGATACTGTTTTACAACAGAATATTGACAAAGAAATCTCCGATAGAACTTCAGCAGATACTTTATTAGATAATAAGTTCACTGGCTTGATAAATACTGAATCTACTGCCCGGGCAAATGAAGATGAGAAAATCAATGCTCGAATCGACCAGGAGATTAAAGATCGTAAGGCAGGAGATGATGCTTTAAGTACCAGAATAGATAGCATTAATAGTGGAGTAACTGGTTCTTTAGCTGAGCTCAGAGAGAAAGTAACTAATAACACTACTGCTATTCAAACTGAAGTAGAAAGAGCTAAGGCTGCTGAACAAGCCATTAAGGATTCTCTGACTACGGCTATGGAAAATCACAAAGATGATTTGGCAGTTATATCTAAAAATATCCGTGATGAGGCTTATAGTAGACTACAAGAAGATACCAAGCTTCAGAATAATATTGATACCGAAACCCTTAATCGTACTCAGGCAGACACTCTGTTAGAGAATAAGATTACTCAGGAAGTATCAGATAGAGTTCAGGCTGTTGAAAACTTGAATGACCGAAAGGTTGATAAAGTAGATGGCAAAGAGCTTTCTTCAAATGACTTTACCGACTTATTAAAAGCTAAGTTAGATAATATCCAGGAATTTGCTAACTACATTACTAAGGTATCTCAGTTGGAAAACGATTCTAACTATCAGAATGCCGAACAAGTAGAAGCTGCAATCCAAAAGGTTATTGGTTCTGCTCCTGGAGTATTAGATACACTAGAAGAGATTGCAAAAGCATTGGGAGATGATCCTAACTTTGCAACTACAATTACTAATAAGCTGACTGAACTTAAAGGTATTATAGATAAGGAAATCTCCGATAGAACTGCAGCTGATGAACAAGTTACTCAGAAGTTTACTGAATTAAGTACTACACTTAATGCTACAGTAAGTGAACTGAGAACTTTCGTAACAGAAACTCGTTCTGAATTATTAACAAAGGCTCAGGCTCAGGATGAATTAATTGCTAAGAATACTGCTAATATTCAACGTAACCTGGAATTAATCCAGGGTATTCAGGATAATATCAATGGTAATTATACGGCCATTACGGATCTGTTAAATAACGAAATTGCTGCTCGTAAAGCTGAAGATATTCGGTTGGAAGCAAAGATTGATCAGAATACTTCTGACCTTAATACCGAGAGTGAAGAGAGAAAGGCTGCTGATAAAGTTCTTCAAGATAATATCGATGCAGAAGAAGCTGCTCGTATTGCTGCAGACACCGCTCTTGGTAAACGTATCGATAAAGAAATCCAAGATAGAATAGATGCAGATACATCTTTGGATAACAAATTTACCAATATTACCAATGATCACGAAGAAAGGTTGGTAGCCGAGGAAGCAACTTCTGATGCTTTACCTAATACCATGGTTACTGGTGTAAGTGAAATAAGTAGAGATGACTCTAAACTTACTTTCAAGGTAAATACTTCTACTAAGGACGTTTCTAACAACCAATACGGAGAATCCAATGAGGCCATTAAAGAACTTCTCCCGGTAACCCAATCTCTTGCAGGAGTCATGTCTGCAGCAGATAAGATTAAGTTGGATGGGTTGGATGAAAATGCCCTTACAGATATATCGGCTGATTCCGATGCAAGTAAAGTAACCGTAACCGTAACTAAGGATAATGGTCTGAATGCTGATACTACAGAAACCTTTGATTTGCCTCAGGCATCAGATACTAAAGCCGGTACGATGACTGCTAAGGATAAGGTAGAGTTAGATAGAATTACTACTGTTAACTTTGCTCTTGGGGATGTAACTCCAAATGAGACTTCAATAGGCATTGCTGCTACTAAAACTGTAATCGAAGATGGTACAGTAGAACAGAATCCAATTACTTTACCTGCTTCTACTGCAGAAAAAGCTGGTGTACAAACCGCTGCAGATAAGAAATTGTTTGATTCTCTTCCCCCAAATATCATTCGAGGTTTTAATGGAAGAGTTCAACGCCATAACATGGTAGATATTTATTTGGACTTATCTACTATAAATCCCGATACTGGAGTATATGAAGATAATCCCATTGAAAATGCTATACGTCATCTAAATATACCTCCTGCGACGAATAAAGCGGCAGGTGTACAAACCGCAGCCGATAAGAAGTTATTTGATTCTCTCCCAGAATCCTTTGTACTTGCTTCTGGAGGCAATCTAGAAATTTCAGATTCTGAGGTCATCATTACTCATGCTGGAGCTAAACTAGATTCAGAATCTGGTGTCTATGTTAAGGGTAGTAGATATGTAATGGGTACTATCCCAGCAGCAACTAAGACTACTGCAGGAGTCATGACTGCCCAAGATAAGATTAATCTTGATGAGACTTTGCCCAATGCTATTGCTAAGGAAATTGAGGATAGACAAAAGGCAATCGATACAGCTATCAAGAATCTGGGAGATTCTCAGACTGCTGCTTTAGAAAAAGAGATTCAAGATAGAAAAGATGCTGATACTGCCCTTGATACTAAACTGCAGAATAACATTGATACTCTAGAAGCTAAGCATGATGCCTTTGTAGCAACTAAGGGACAAGCTGATGGGTTTGCTCCATTGGATGGTAATGGATTGGTACCAGCTAACCATTTGCCTTCATATGTAGACGATGTAATCGAGGTATACGCTACTTATGAAGTAAGCTCTACTGGAGGTCTTACTAATGTTCAGTTGTATACTGATGCTACTCACCAAACTCCGGTAACTGGAGAATCTGGTAAGATATACATTAATGTTGCTAATGGGGAACCTCCTTATCAATTCCGTTGGTCAGGTACTAAATTCGTAGATAGTAACACTTCTTCCCTTATTATTGGAGAAATTGCAGGTACTGCTTTCGAGGGTAGTAGAGGTAAACATCTTGAGGATGTGGTATCTAGTATGCCTAGAAATTTAATCAGTAATATTTCAATAGCTAACAGAAACGAGAGGAATATAATTATTCAGTGTAATTATTCTTCTTTAGATGACCAGGGTCATTACATAGATCAGCCTGAGGGGATGATTATTCCACTAACCAATGCCACTACTCAAGAAGCCGGTTTGATGGGGGCAGAAAGTGTAATAAAACTTAATCAAACCCTACCGAAAGCCATAGAGGATGAACAAGAGGCTCGTATTGCAAAAGATAATGAGCATGATAAACTAATCAATAGTTTACCTCAGGAGATAATGACGGTAATAAACAGTGTTACCCAAAATACGAATAATCTCGGATTAAAGTATTTTAGATGGGTAAAGAATACCGAAGATGGCTCATATAGTAGAGGTACAGATGTGAATGTCACCATACCAGCAGCAACTAAGACTACTGCAGGTGTAATGACTGCAGCTGATAAGACTAACTTGGATAATACGGTACAGGGGTTGGCAAATGAGATTACCAATAGAACTAATGCTATCAATGCTCTTCGTACAGAATTGAAAACTTACGTTGACGATTTGATTGCCGATACTGGTTCAGATGTAACTGCATTAGAAACTAAGGTAAATAATCATATTGCCAATAAATCTAATCCTCATGCAGTTACTAAAACTCAGGTTGGATTGGGTAATGTTAATAATACTTCCGATGCTAATAAGCCCGTATCTACTGCTCAAGCTACTGCTATTGCTGATGCTAAGGCTGCAGGTACTGCTGCTCAGACTTCTATCAATAGCCATGCTGGTAGAAGAGATAATCCTCACGTAGTAACTAGAGCTCAATTGAGTTTGGCAACTACCGACCAGGTAGTATTTGCTAAGACTACTGCTCCTTCCGGTTTCTTCAAAGAGTCTTCAGATGTTCGACTCAAATCTAATATTAAGGATTTGAATCATACTCTGGAACAGATTTGCCAGATACCAACTAAGTCATTCGAAATGCTTGGTAAAGAGGACGAGGGAACTATTGCTCAGAATCTTGAGGGATTGGGATTTGGTAAATATGTAGAGGAAGTTCCAGTAGAGAAATCTACAGTACCTAATCCAGAGGAATTCGAAACTTTGGAAATCAATGGGGAAGAGTATGTACTCGTAAAACAAGTTAAATATCACAAGATGTCAACTTTGGCAATTGAAGGTGTTAAACTTCTCTACGATGAGATTAAGGCTTTGAAGGCTGAGATTCAAGAACTTAAAAATAAATAATCATGGGAGAGATAGCAACCTGGAGTGCTGTCAAAACTAAAGTAGGCCTTGGTAAGACAGGAAATGACTGCCCTACCAAGGCTGAATTGTTAGCACTCTCCTCGACAGGAACAGGGGAGAATTATGTGGGGTTGGAACTATCCAATGCCAGTTCCTATGGAAATAATGAATGTGTCAAACTCGAAGATATTCATAAGGTAACCTATAAGTATACTTTTACAGCTATAAATACTTCCTTTACTTTCACTGCTATAGGGGGGGAATCGACTCCAGCTCGATTAGGCTTAACTTCAACTAAACAAAAGTATTTAGATGGAGTAGCTCATGGTTCTTCTATAGCAGTAGGTCATACCGGAACCCCTTTACCCGACTGGTTAAAAGGTTCTACTGATACGATTGGATTTACCGCTACAGAAAATTTAACCCTATCCTCAAGAACTCATACTAGAACCTATACCCAGGACGAAACCGGTAAAACGATCTCGGTTACTTTCACTCAAGCTGCAGCTTCTCAATCTTGGAGTTATGGGTTTAGTGTAAATCCAACTTCTATGTCTTTTGGGGCAACTGGAGGTACTAAAACCTTTACGGTAACTTCATACAAGCAAGAATTAAGAAATGGCCATAATTATGGTAACCAAATTTCTTTAACTTATACTAGAGCTAATGGAGGAAGTATATCCGGTACCGGTACTTCTGTAACTATGGGTAATAATACTTCTACCAGTACACGAAGTGGTACGGTAACCTTAACCCAAGCTGAAACAGGGAAGAAGTTAACCGTATCTTGTTCTCAGTCGGCAGCTTATAAAAGCTACAGTGAAATTACTGCAAGTGGTGGAGCTGTAACCGATATACCTGCAAGTGGAGGTACAAGAAGTTCATTTACTACTTTGCCAACTTATTCCCAGACCTGGGGATGGAATGGTTCTACAACTGGAGGAGGTACGATTACAAGTGGTGCTAGTATTAGTTATGGTACTGCAGTTAGTGCAGGTTCTTTGGGAACTACGGTTAAATCTAGAACCCAGGTAGGAACCCTTACTGGTACCTTATCACTCAATGGTAAAACCAAATCTGTAAGTGTACCAGTATACCAGGCAGCAAACGAATTTACTGGGTATACCTATGGTTCATGGTCTGTAACTCTAACTGCTAGTTCATACACTATCTCTAATACTGGAGGTAGTGTAACTTTGTACCCCAGTGCAAGTAGACCCAGGTATGCTAACTATACCTCAGGTTCAAATACAAGGGATGGCTCTGATAGTGCTACTCCAAGTTTAAGTACCAATGGCACCTCAGGATTTAGTCTATCAGGTACTACACTTAGTGCTTCTGAGAATACCAGTACAAGTAGTAGGTCTATTAGAGTTACTGCTTCTTATGGGGGTGCTTCTGATTATGTGGATATCACTCAGGGGGGTGCTAGTGTAAGTTATAATTACTACTTTTATTGGGATGGTGCTGGTGCAAGTGAATCCATTCACCATGCTGCTTCAGGGGATACTTTATCTAAGACTTTTATATCCTATAAGAAAAAAGTAATTAATGGTTCCGAAACTTCAGATACTTATGATGTAGGTGTAAGTTTGTCTGGTACTCCCTCTTGGTCTTCTGTTACAGTTAGTGGTAAGACTGTATCAAGTAAAGCTTCAGAGAACGTCGAAGAATCATCAAGATCTGCTACGGTTACAGTTACTCAAAGTGAATCAGGTAAGAAGATTACACTCTCCATTAATCAATCTGCTGCGACGATTACCTATGAATACGTATTCGAACTATCATAGATTTAATTTACAACACCCGGATATTTATAGAGATTGCACAAGAAGTAGCAAACAAAGCTCAGGTACTCATCGATCAATTTGGATACTATCAATTCTTAAACCTGGTAGACTTCATGCAAAAGAATCCGGGTGCAGTTTCATTTGGTTTAAATTTAATAAACAGAAAATGATTATGGACGAAAGAACATTGATTTTCCAAAAGTTACAAAAGGGTGAAGTAATCTTTACCTTAGCGAAAGACAGAAGGTCTGGTTATCCCATTTTCGATACCGCAAAGATTGTAAAGGTAGGCGAGAGTAAACCCATGGCATCCGGTACTAAAGATGGCTTTGTTAACAGTATCGAATTAGTGATCCAAGATTCTGTATCACAGCTTACAATATACCTACCTTCACAATCTGATGAGGGTATTTATAATGGGGTATATTATACTACCGATATAGTGAATATAATTAATGAGGTTACTATGCAAAAACAAAATGCCTTAAATATACTTAACAATCGACCAAAGTTTGAGGCAGTTGTTTCTGAATGTGATAATATTCTCAATTCAATTAATCAATCCCAATCTGCTCAAAGTAGACCTGCTCCGGAGTTTGATGAATTTCGGCAATATATAGATCAACGGATAACCACGCAAGAAACTCTTTTACAAAGAATTGCTCAGGAGTTGGGATTAGATAAACCCAAACAATAGATAAGAATTATGCTAAGTAAGTCGGTTAATATTACAATATCGACTCCAATTGGTCCTCTAGAAATATACGCAGACAAACGAGAACAAGCTCGTGCAGAAAGGTTGATTGCTAAAACTCCAAGTATCTTAACCGAAGGCTATGCGAAAGGTACAGAAAAGTTTGGTAATCAACTTCTTCGTATAGTAAGACGAAGTTTGAATACGGGTGTTCCACCACCCGGTACCCATACTTCTTGGCCAAAACATGCTCCAGGTACTGTAAAGAAATATGGGGAGCATACTCTATTACGACTCACGGGTCAATATGCTAAATCCGTTACTGTAGTAAAGACCAAGAATAGAACTTTCGTTGGTTTGCCAATTGGAATCAAGAAGATTACTTATACTGGTAAGACTTCTAGAAAAACCTTGAATCAGATAGCTATCATGTTAGAGTATGGTAGTAGAGATGGTAATTTACCACCTCGTCCTCTCTGGGCTCCTGCATTTAAGGCTGCTGGTGGAAAAGCTGCCTTACAAAAGGAAATACGTAATGAAGTTAGAAAAGAAATAAGGAGGATTATATAATGGCAGTAGATTTTGAAATATCTTCACTATCAGGAACTGGTACTGCTACCATTCGTGTAAAACCGAAAGCAGTAAATACAGAACAGACCTTAAAAGAGCAGGTCCTCAAGGTAGTAGTTCAGGGTGTAGAAAGGGAAGTAACTCTGATACAACAAAAGGCTGATCCTAAAGTAGAGACCTGGGGAACTTATTTTAGTATCACTCCGGAAACTACTTCCCATACTTTCGATGGTACTAAAAAGGGTGAGACTCTAGAAATAGGGGTATATAGTTACCAACAGAAGTTTATAAATAATGAGCCTCAAGATGAATACCGTGCTATAGATTGGAAATTAGAAAGCTCATCCGATTGGTTAGAGGTAACCCAAGAAATTGGGGAAGCTAATGCTGTAGGTAAGCTTATTATCAAAACTAAATCTACTAATCAAGATCACAACCCAAGTAACTATGACCCATTAGAAAGAACTACTACGGTTAAGATTATCTTACAGCAAGAACCTAACACTGAGATAGTTTTAAATATAACTCAATCTCCTGGTAAAAGAACTACTGAGTATGGTTTTGAACCAACTCCGAATATACCATTCCCAAATCTTGGTCAAAATACTAGTACTGCTCAGATTAGTAATGTAAAGGGTTATCAGTATTACCTTATCAACGGTATTCAAGTTGCTAAATTTGTAAAACAATTTAAGATAACCGATATAAGTAAGACAATAGAGGGTCAATTCCCTGGAGATATTGGTTCAGAACCAATACCCTTTAAAGTATGGCTTACCGATTATCCTTCAAATATTGCTACTCAATGGGTTAGTGAATTAAATTGTGTTGGTCATTTACAAACCATAATGAGTGGTTTTGGAGGTATTTGGGTAACTTATAACGGAATTATAAATGATACTGGTAGCCATGAAGTTCAACTAGAAATTAGATTAGGAAATTAATGGTAAATTCAGAAGAAATAGTAGAAAGAACTTTTTATATCTCTCTACTTAGTACAATGTTAGAAATGGGTCTTACCTTAAACCCCGAAGACTTCTTACCTTTGTCTCAAGAAAACGAAAAAAGATTTCAAGAGGCAATCAAAGGTATGAAGAAGTTTATACCTCTTTTTGGTATAGGGAATAATCAAGTAAAAGGCCCAAAGACTCTCCCAAGAATAACCATAGAACTACAGGGTTATTATTCGGGGGATATTGGTGTGAATAAATATATCATTGGTGATAAACTGGAGGATGGTAATTACCAAGCTTCAGAGTTTCCTTATGAAACAAAAGATATCACCATAGATGTACATCTAGTTTCTCAAACACAAGCCGATATGAGGTTGCTACATACAATCTTATATACTGGCTTACCTGCTAGAGGATACGTGAGACCATACTTCAATGATTTAGAGGAATGGGAAAAGGGCAGGCTTGCTCCCACCGGAAACCTATTCATTGAAATTGGTAATTATTATGACCATCCAGATGTAGAGCAGGGTATACTTGAGAAGGTATACACCTATGTATGTAAGGATGGCATTCTTCCAGAAAAAGCTTTGGGAGAAGGTACTCTTACACCTATCAAGGATATATCAGTTCTTATTGGATTGTTAGAACAAAACGAAAATGAAATGTTAGAGTTAAAAGTACTTAAGGCATAGGTACAATACTCTAGGGTATAAATTAAACAAGTAATTAACTTTAATCACAATAGAATTATGCCAACTTCACCTCACATTGACTTTAAGTTTAAGAACAACAATGTTCTTCAAACTACTCCCATGTTAGGAGTTTCTTGTGTATTGGCTAGAACTACTAAGGGCCCATACGATGACCCCTCAGAAACCATCTCTACTTTCTCTCAGTTCCAAAGAATCTATGGTTCTGAAATTGTACCAGATGGTTCTGTATCAAATATCGAAAAGGCTTTGCAGGGTGGTTCTAAGCTTCGTGTTATTCGAGTACTTGGCAAGGGAGCTGCTCAAGGTACAGTAACTGCTTCTCAGGCTGCGGCAAGAAAAGCTAAAGATTCAGAAGATGGGATTTCAGTTGCTTCTGCTGTACCCGACTCGGCTAAACCCTCTGCTCTGATTACTTTCAAATCGGGTAGTACTACCTATAGTTTTGGATTAGTAACCAAGGGATATGGAGATCCCATTGGTAGTGCAGATACTTTCCAGGTTGGTTTTTATAAGCAAGCTAATACCTTGTATTATAAAATCTATTCGGCTAATGGGCAAGTACTTGAACAGGGTCCAGTAATAACCTACAAAACTGCCGATGATAACAATAATACTTCGGTAGATTACCTTGCTCTTAGTGCATTTGCTAAGAACTCGGAATATATTAAGCCGGTAATTACTGCAGGTTCCTCTTTTGAAAACCTAATTAAGTGGCTTACCGATGATATCGATGGTACTAAGAATGCTATCACTATTACCGTGGGAGATGCTGCACCCTCCGAAACAGAGAAACTGTTTAATGGTACTATCGGTAGTGCAGGTTCCACTCCAACTGCCGAAGAATGGATTGCTTCACTGGACTTGGTAAGAGACTACACAGACTTCTACCAATTGTTTATTTCACATATCTCTCAACACTTGGAACAAGATTCAGAGGTACTCAAAGTATACAAGGCTGCTGCTGATATGGCAAAAGAACTGATGGAATGGGTACTGTATATCGAAGTTCCCAAACACTTAACCCATTATACTCAAGGTACTCAGGCAAGAGATTACAAAGCTCAGGTTACTTGGGTACAGACTTGCCTTGGTACTGTAGGTAACTCTAAGTACATTGCCTACTTTGGTGGTGGACTTAAGTACTACAACGAAAATGGTAATCTTCAGGATTCCGATGTAGTGGGTACTATTGTTGGTTTGGGAGATGCCTCTGCTACTCAATATGGTCCTTGGAAATCCTTTGCAGGTATGAACCGAGGAGTTATTGGGGATGCAGTTGGTCCAGTATGCCCTAACTATGGTTCTCCTTCTCGATATAACGAACTGAACACCCTTGCTCAGAATTATATCAATGAGATGGTAATCAAAGATACTCCAGATGCAGGTAAGCAAACCATGCTATGGCATTGCTTCTCTTCTCAAGTGAAACAGGATTCTGAAAGATTCCTTTCAATTGTAAGATTGAATCTCTATCTGAAGAAGTTCCTTCGCCCGGTACTCAACAAGTATATCGAAGAACCAAACGTTTGGAGTACTTGGAAGAGAATCTGGTTGGAGGTTAAACCTACCTTGGATTCTTTGGTAGACGAAGATGCTATGACCGAGTATACCTGGATGGGTGACCAAGATGCAACTTCTTGGGATGACCTTTCGGTTAATAACGAAGCAGATGCTCGTCAGGGTAAGTACCGTGCTATCCTTAAGTATAAGGATGTAGTTCCTATGCAAGAGGTAACTATGGAGATTGTAATCGATGCAGCTTCTAAGGCAGTATCAATTGTAGAAACAAGTAATAACTTATAAACTCATAACACAATGGGAGCAAAAGTAAAAAATCCACGGAAGAAATTCTTGTGGAGTATCATGTTCCCCAAACACCCTATCAATACTTATCTATTCCAAAGTTGTACTTTGCCGGATATTGAGATTGACCAGGTTGCTCATGGGGACGTCAATAGAGACGTTAAAACTGCAGGTAGGGTTACTATAGGTAATCTTATCGTAGAGAAACTTATGACTACTGCAGGTTCAGATACCTGGCTTCATGACTGGCTCTATTCTTGCCAAGACCATATAGTTGGTGGTGGCTTAGTACCAAGCCAATATTGGGAAACGGCTATTGTAAACGAACTTGCCGAAGATGGAGTTTCGGTTCTTAATACCCACGTCTTCGAAGAGGTATGGCCATGTAAGATTACCGGCTTAGACTTGGACAGAATGGCTTCAGAGAATACCATAGAGTCCATAGAGTTCTCGGTGGGTACTGCAGACAAATACTAATTCCTTAGTCTATTTTCACTAAGATTCGGTGGAGGGGTGGGATTCCTGTGATAGGAGCTCACCCCTTTTTTGTTGTTATACGGAGTACTATGAACATTTGTAAACATTAAATATATCAAATTATGGAATTTAGAACATTTAGATTTACCGGACCTTCTGGTTTCGAATATGAAATCAGAGAACAAAATGGTGCTGATGAAGATATTCTCAGTAACCTTTCAGACATGAAGACTTTGATGAACCTTACCAAGTTCATTGCAGCAATTGTAATTAGAACTACTGCTACCCCTAATGGGAAATTAACCGTAGATGATGCCCTTAACTTACCAGTCAATGACCGTTATGCTATTATCTTCAATTCTCGTATCTTCTCTTTGGGAGAGGAAGTAGAATTCGAATATGATTGGGGCAAAGAGAATGGTGGTAAGATTACTTATGGCCAAGACCTTCATGAGTTCCTTTTCGATTACGGTACTACTCCAACTGTAGAGGATTTAAATCAGAAGCCAGATGCTATCCCTTATTATCCAGAGGGAGTTAGATTGGTAGACCATGAATACACTCTTTCATCTGGCAAGAGAATTAAATTCGATTGTATGACTGGTAAGGGAGAACAAGAGTTCATGAAGTTGCCTTTGGATAAACAAACTAAGAATGCTCCTCTTCTTTGCCGTAATCTTCACTTAGAGGTTGATGGTAGTTGGGAGAAGGTAGAAAACTTTACTCCGTTTACTGCAAAGGATATGGCTGAGATGAGAAAGCATATCTTATCTATGGACCCTATCTTCAAAGGTGAATCTCATATCACTAACCCAACCACCGGAGAAGAAAGAACTTATCCTATAGTTTGGGCACCGAATTTTTTCTACCTGACGGAAGAGTAATGTTAGAGAGTGATTTTGTTTATATCACCAGAGCCGAGATAGCCTTAGACTATTTCGGCTTTTTACGTCTTCCGTACCGAATAAGGAAAATATTCAAGGAAATGGCCGAGCAATATTATAAACAATTAAAGAAAAGAAAGTAAATTATGAATACCAGTAGGAGTATAGTAGAGGTCGGTGTTGCCATGGTTTTAAAAGACCGATTCTCTCAAGAAGCTGGCAAGATATCGGGGTCATTCAGAACAATGATGAATGACATGAATACCTGGAATAGAGGTATACAGATGTCAGCTTCTAATACAATGGACTTCGGAATGCAGCTCGTAGGGGGAATGGCAAGGGCCTATAAATACTCTGCGGGTGTTCAGAATGAAGTTTGGACTGCTTCGAAAATTGCTGGTGCTACCATTGCAGAACAAAGAGAAATGTTACAATTGGCAAAAGATGTCAATGAGATAACTCCTCTTACTGCTTCGGATGTTGCATCAGGACAAAGATACCTGGCTATGGCAGGTAATAAATTCGATGCTATTAAAGAAATGATTGGGCCAGCATCTAAGCTGGCTTCAATCTTTACAATGCCAGTGGGACAGAAAGGTGGTGTAGCTGACTTGATGACTAATATCATGTCAATGTACCAAATCCCAATGACTGAAGCCGCTAGAGTAACAGATGATTTATATACTGCAGTTACTAATGCAAACATATCTTTAACAGACTTAGCCCAGTCCATATCCTATGCAGGAGCAGATATGGCAACTGCTGGAGTAGACCTTCGGCAAACGGCTGCTGCTATTGGTGTATTGGGTGATATGGGTATACAGGGTTCTATGGCAGGTACCTCACTGGCCAATATGATTCGTTACTTACAACTCTCTCTTGTTAATCAAAAAAAGAAAGGCTATAACGCTTTAGCAGACCTGGGCTTAAGTCCCGATGAATTCTTCGATGCTCAAGGTAACCTTATAGATCTTTACACTATCTATCAGAAGTTTGCCAAGGCGGCAGTAGACTTACCTTCACGAATTGAAACACCAACTTTCTTTAATATCTTTGGGGTTCGGGGTAATCGTGGTATGCTCCCAGTACTTAGGGATATTGCTTCTGGTAGAGATAAGATGGGTAAGATACTTGCTACCTATGACCAAAATTTGGGAGCAGTAAATCGACTCAATGAAGAACGTCTTAAAACTGATGCGGGTGTTATTGACCAATTCGAATCAAGTTTAGAAAACTTAACCGTTACTGCAGGAGCGGCTTTGGGTAGAATCTTTACCCCAGTACTAAATGTGGGTAACTCTATAATCAAAGTAATTAATTCTATCTCAGAAACTTGGGCTGGTAGCTTTGCTCTTAGAGTAGGGGCTACAGCAGTAGTAGTTGGTACCATCGTTGCAGGGTTTAATACTGTGAGAGGTATTATAAGGTCGGTTGGATATTTACAAACTATTGCCACGGCTTCTACTGAGGGTATGTCTGCAGCAGCAATAAAAACTAATACTCAGTTTGCCATTATGGAAGCACACATGGTAAGGATGGTTAACCTTATGAGAACCATGGTTCAACTCCAAATGATGTCAAGCGGTATCGGTATGAATTCTGCGGGTAGATTTTATAACACTAAAACCGGAAGATATGTTAAGACACCAAATCCTGGAGTACCATTAGCAACTACTATGGCGGGTAATTTAGCTGGAGGGGCTTTAGCTGGAGCAGGTGCCCAAGTTGGTAGTCAAGTGGCTAGGCAAGGTGCTATAAAAGGTTTAACATCTATAGGTGTTAGACTTATGGGATTACTCGGTGGACCCTGGGGATTAGCAATTACTGTAGGTCTTCCTTTATTAATTGAGGGTATTAGTTACCTTAGTAATTCAGTAGATAGGAATACTGAAGCTCAGAATAAAGAGAAAGAAGACCCAACTACCCTTAGAGCCCAGAATGAAGAGAGATTTATTAATGCTGTTAGGTTAGCTATTAAAGAAGGTATGAGAGATTCTCGTATCAATATCTCAGTAGATGGTCAAGCAGTTGGGGATTATGCCCCAGGTTCTCAACAAGATTTTACTGGGGCCGCATTTGTAATGGGATTATAAACTAAAACATTATGGCTAGAGTATTAAATAAGGCAGCAGGTAAGGTTGTTGAAAAATACAATGACCTTACAAGGGATACCGCAGGAGTTCTTACGGGTCCCTTAAATAAACTATGGAGAGCCAGGATATTACTCAATAGGAATACATCTACACTTCCAAAAGATGATGCTCTAAAAGGTAAGCTCTATAACCCTAATGGGGTTATAGGAGAGGCTCAGATATCTTCCAAGAATCCCACATTGAATAAACAACTCCAGGAAAAATGGAGAATGGAATTGCAATTCCCTAGAATTGAAGAAGGGGAAGGAGTGGATCCCGCAAAGGGTAACAAGAATACTACCAATCATCGAAACTTTGAAGTAAAAGCCGATATTATGTATCAGAATGAGGTAAGGATATATAATATGACCGTTAACCCAACTCAATATATTGTTTTACAGAATAGACCTCCAGAATTGGATTTTCGAGGTGAAACAACATGGGCAACCATTAAGTCTATGGGACGTAATGTACCAATGTATCACTATACTGGGGCTGAAGACATTATCCAATTTAATGTATCCTGGTACTGTAATGACCCAGAGAATCCCGAAGAGGTAGTAAATAAATGTAGGCTATTAGAAGCATGGTCTAAATCAAATGGTTACCAAGCTGCTCCTCCAATTGTTAAAATAGAATGGGGTGATTCTGGTATATTTGATAATCACAATTATATACTTACTTCAGCAACCTATACCTTGAAGAATTTTCAGAATGGTTATAGGATAAGGGTACCGGGAAAGCCGGCTACTTTTGGTAATGGTAGGTTATTGCCTGCAGCAGCAACTCAAGAATTGATTTTCAAGAGAGTAAGTGCATATAACTTATCCTATGGAGATTTCATAAATTCTGATTCACTTAAAAAGACAGGAGGTATTAAATATGATTGATGTTAACCAATACCTAAAGGGAGCTAGCCCATATAATAATGCCTATGCTCTGAAGTATAACGATGGGGATTATTCCTTAGAAGCTAAACCTCCAGTAGTACCGGAATCCTCTAACGATATTCAACATACCGTTAAAGATGGGGAAACCTTGCAGAACATTGCTTTCAGGTACTATGGTGATTCTGGTAAGTGGTACATTATAGCTGAAGCTAATAAGATACTGAATCCTTTTAAGGAATTAGAAATGGGAACTCTAATAAGAATACCGACTTATGGCAGCTAAACAGAAACCTATATTATATAATGGAATGGGCCAACCCTATTTGGCCCTTTTCAATTTTGGAGGTATGCCTATAATGAATCCCATTACAGGTATACCCCTTGGAGCGTATATAAGTACCTGGAGTTATAGATACGATGAGGAAAAAGAAAACTTGGCTACTCTTACTTTTGATACGGGTAATCCTGATACAGTAGACATTGCTGATATACAAGAGAATCAACAAATCTGTCTTCAGTGGGGTTATATTTACCCAGATGGTCAATTTATATCGGGGCCTATAAAAATACTAAAGGTAAGAGAATTCGAAGCAGTATTCGATTCTACGGGTACTCATGTAACTATCAAGTGCATTGACTCTACAGGGGATTTAAGATTTCAACCGGCTTATGTTCATTCGGATATGGAGGGTTATAAATTATCTACCTATTTAGACAATGGCTGTGGGAATGCCACTGGTGTAATCATAGAAATATTTCAGTAATGGAACAACAGATAATAAGTAATAAAGTATACGAGTCACTACAAGTGCCAACAGAAAATACTCGTACTACTACTGGAAAAGTACTTTATGCTAACAAATACAGTGGAGTAGCTGAAGTAGCAATGCCCGAAGATTTAAAGGCTTTAATAGATAGCGATTTTGGGTTAGTGGGAAAGAATATCTTGGTTCAGTTAGAACAGAAGATGAAGGGTTATACCAATGGCCCCTGGTATGTGGATTCAAGGGATGGGGTTATTTATATACATAATAGAAAGTTTAATGAGGAGCCTGTATGTACTTATACTTATCAGGGTGAGCAGGGTGAAGTACTCAGAGTATCCTTTGCTACTCAAAAGGTAACTAAACGAGTTAAAGCAGTATTAGCACCATCTTTAGACCCTGATAGTAAAGATCTATCTGTATTATCAACCAACATTAATGAACCAGAAGATAAACCTTCTTTAGCTTTAAGCCCCTATATAGCTAGAGTAGATAATACTGAAGTATCTAATCTTACCAGTAACGGGTTTGAGGATTATCAAAGCCACCCTACTACTCCCACCGAAGTAATAGATACTTGGGATATGAAAGTTCAATACAATAGGGAAAAAGAAGCCGAGTATAAAAAGAGGGTAGCAGAGTATGAAGCTGTTGGTCCGGTTGGAGCTTATGAAGCTGGTAAACAAAGGAGATTCGATGAGATGTCTACTGAAGATATACGTACCACTATTAATCAAGCCGCCAGTGAATTACCAGATGATAAAAAGAGAGCTCTTCAACAAGTACTAAAGAATTCCAGAAATGGTAAAGAATTAGAAGCTAATCTTAAAAAGTTATTAGAATATGAAATGTATCTTTTTGAAGATGAAGATGGTATGGAATTTATGGTAACCGAATATGTAGATCCTCTAGATTATGACCCAGAGGGTTATGCCTCTAAACAAGCTGGAGCAGGTATAGCTTCTGGTATCAATTTTCAAATGGGGATATTACCAGCATCTGAAAGAGGGTTTGAGGCTTTGAATAAAGACCCTTATACTGAAGTATTATCCGATATGGAAATTGATACTACTAAACACTATGGCCAAGGTCAATACGGTAAGAAGGTTAAGGTAAGGCATATGAAAAGAGTAAATCTTAGAGTACCCATCTATAAGCTTTATCACAACTTATTCAGTAGATACGGAGGAGCTGATAAGTATGCTTGGGCAGCCAATGCTAATGCTAATGGTGGCTTAAAGCAAACAGAAAAAAGATTAGTATGTCAACTTCAGGTAGTTGGTAGACCCATGTTAGCAACTTCTCAAATAATTAATTTAGAGAACGTGGGTAAACGATGGTCTGGGCTTTGGTATATAAAACAATGTACTCATTCAATGGATGCTGGTCAAGGTTATATAACCAATATGGAGTTAGTAAAAAATAATTCTAAGTCTGGTTCTGTAACTTCTCGAACTGATCTATCTACTCAGGATATTGTAGCAAATGATGCTAAGGCCAATGCTAAGACTGATAGAGGCAAAGATAAAAAGGCTTTAAGCTCTTCTCAAAATCTTAACCTTAACTTTACTTATAATGAGAAAGTATACTACAATGAACATTTCCTTAATGAAAAAGGGGAAATAATTGACATCAAAGGTCAAGCTGAGTTTATTAGAAAAAAGGCTTACTATACCGAAGTAAACGCTAAAGATCCCAAAGCTTTGGCAGAAGGTATAGTTTTATCTACTGGTAATACAGTTACTTCTAAGGGTAAACTAATACCAGGTAAGATAACCCTCAAGGAAATCCCAGTCCCTGAAGATTATGGGGTTAAGTTTAATTATATGGCTATAGCTAATCGGGTATATCGTGATATGGCTAAAAAGCATAAACGAATAGCAAGTCAAATATACGTAGAGGAATAAGGATATGAGTTACGAAACAGCAAAAATAATAACCGATGAAGGCTTAGAGGGCCTTGGTCGGTATTACTCTGTTTATAGAGGCATCGTTGTTGATAATAATGATGTAGAGAAAAATATGAACAGAATAAAGGTATGTGTCCCAGAAGTAATGGGCGGAGTATTTGCTTGGGCATATCCGAAAGGACAGCATGGTTCACTGAGCTCAGGCTTTAAATACTTAGCCCCTAAAGTTGGAGACATGGTATTTATTACTTTTGAATTTGGAGATCCCACTAAGCCTCTCTGGGAATATCATGGTTGGGGGATGAACCAAATACCTCAACCTTTAAATGGGCCAAATAAAATTGGTATAATTACACCTGAAGGTAATCTTATAGTTATTGATGATGATAGTGGAGAACTCAACTTACACTTTAATGGCCCAGTAAATGTTCATTCAGAAAAAGAGGTAGTTATAAATGCCGATGGGGATATTAATGTGGCCTCTGGTGATTCAGTAATATTAAATACGGGAGAGAATGGTGGAGTAATCAATATATTCCAATTAACCGAGAAATTAAATCAAACCATTCAAGAATTAGAACAGCTTCGTAGTATGTTTAACTCTCATGTACACTCAGGTGTAACTACTGGGCCAGGTTCTTCTGGCCCAACTTTAACTCAAGTAACTAAACCTTTCTCACAATTCGTTGTAGACGATTATGAGGATAAAACCTGCATACACTAATGGAAAAGAATTACTTTACAGACTTAGTTGGTATAGGTGTAACTTATCCTATCCAACTTACAACTAATGAAAAGGGTGAAAGGGGTTGGTACCCAGTAAATGGGGATTTTAAACTTATCAGAGATAATATAAGTTCGATATTATACTACATGATAGGCCAGAGATTTCGACAGGAAAACTTTGGTAGTAAACTATGGCAATGTATTGAGGAACCAAACTCACAAGCCCTAAGTTTTATAATTAAAGAGTTTTTAAAACAGGCCATAGGTGCTTGGGAACAAAGGATAACCTTCCAAAATATCACGGTTACTAGAGTTGATGCAAAAATACACATAGAAGTAACATATGTAGTAAATGGAACAAATTCTAGTCAGTACCTCGATATCACCTATGACCGGTCGGATAATTCATTAAATACACAATAATATGGGAATCACAAATAAATGGCTTAACCCATACCAGAGGTCTTATCAACAGATTAAGGCCAAGCTGGTTGAATCCCTTATGGGACTCAAAGACCCTCAAGGTCAGAAACTCATAACGGATTATTCGGAGGGGAATATATTAATTATCATCCTCTCATTGTTTGCGGCAATTGCCGAAGTACTTCACTATTATGTAGATAATATGGCAAGGGAAACCTTCCTATCTACGGCAAGAAGGTATGATTCGGTAGTTAAACATGGAGCTCTGGTAGATTATCATGTTCGAGCAGCGATTGCTGCTACAGTAGATGTAATCTTATCCAGAAGTATTACTGGTAATTCCATTGGAGCTAAATTAACCATACCTCAAGGAACTCTATTTACGGATTCTAGTGGTAATTCCTGGTTATCTGCTAGAGACGTAACTTGGTATTCAAATGTAACTACTTGTAAAGTACCTATGGTTCAACACGAGAAGTATACTGCAAGTGCTTTAAATAATATGGTAATACCTACTGGAGATAGAGTTATAATTCATCTGGGTACTCTACCCAATGGTAAGTATTATGAACAAGGTTCTATGTCATTGCAGATAGGTGGGGAAACTTGGGTATTAGTAGATACATTTGCAAAATCCAAACCTACAGACAAACACTTTATGGTTTCAGTAGATGAGGCACTCAATCCTTATATAATGTTTGGAGATGGTACCTTTGGTAAGAAGCCTGCAGCAGGAGCAAAAATAACCAATGTGGTATTCTACTTAACCAATGGTACTCAGGGTAATGTAAAGAGTAATACTATTACTTCTGTACCTTCAGTAATCTCTTCTTCAATTACTGATGCTACCGTAAGTAATGCTTACGATGCCGGAGGTGGTTCAAACTATGAAAACTTTACAATGCTCAAAGAACATATACCTTTGAGTGTAAAGACTTTGGGAGTAGCAATTACCAAAGAGGATTTCGAAAGTTTGGCCATGTTGGTTGATGGTGTAAACAAGGCTAAAGCCGATTATGAATGCGGTAGAAAGCTTACAGTATACATTAGCCCCGATGGTGGAGCTGTTGCTTCTTCTGAATTAATCAATAGGGTATACAATCTATTATCTCAAAGAGCTCCTATGACTACTTGGTTAAAGGTTAAGTCTGCAGGTAAGGTTCAGATTATTCTGGAGATGGATGTTACTGGTAAGAAGTCTTATAAGACTGCCGAGATACAAACTCAAATTCTTACAGCTTTATACAATGCCTATTCTCCAGAGCAAGCTCAGATAGGTGGAAGCGTAAGGGTATCAGACATCTATGCCCTAATAGATAACCTATCAACTGTAGATTACCTTCACCTTACTAAGTTCTATATTAAACCCTGGCCTACTACCATTTATGGTAATAAGGAATTAAACCTTGGCCAATTTAAATTGAACAAGGCAAAGGGTTCTATGACTTACTACATAACCTTCAATTCCTCAACTACTTTTACAGTACGTTCAGTATCTAATGGTTATGTAACTACTGGCTCAGTCGGTAGCTCTATTCAGATTATAGATAAAGCTAATGGTTTTGATTTCTCATTGGATATCCAAAACAATAGCTATCAATCAGGTTATCGATATTCTATTACAGTATCTGAACCAAACCATGATTATGAAGACCCTGGCTTTAATTTGCCAGTATTCGAGAATGCTTCACAATTAACATTAACCGTTAACGAAATCGTATGATAAACCTCAAAAATTTAATCGACTTTTTACCTTTTGAATATAAGGACCAAGATACTTATAAGGTAAATGGTAAAGGCATCTTAGAGAGGTTTCTAGAAATTTGTGGAGAGCATTTTGAAGATTACATTACAAAGGATATTGAGAATATCTTGGACATTATCGATATAGATAAGGCTCCGGATATGTATCTCAATTTCCTTTGGCAATTCCTCGGAGAAATGCCCTTTGCTTATGGGAACACTATAGATGCACAGAAATGGGCAGAGTACTTTAATGGGTTCTACTCCGATGATAAACTCCAAGAGTTATCTAAGCTTTGGATAATACCAAAGGAGGGACCCTTTACTTTAACCAGTACTCAAGTAAGAAACATCCTGAAGTATTCGATATCTCTTTTTAAAATAAGAGGTACCTCTGAGTTCTTCGAAATAATGATGAGGCTGTATGGGTTAACCTGCGTAGTAACTGACCCTGCAAAGGCTGATAGTTATGATGGTTGGGTAAAAGGTAATCCGCACTTTGACCAGTATTACCATTATGACGATAAGTATACCTATGATAATACTTTCGATTGTTCTCAATGTATACCGGTAACCTTTAGACTTACCGGTCATGGATATACTTCGAACTCGGCAGCTTTCAGAAAATTTAGAGAAGCCGTAGAGGCTTTCTTTAAAAGGTTCATACCCTATCATGTATCTTTCGATATTCAATATGGGTTTACCGTAAATGATGGGTATACAATTAAAGCTGAGTTAGTAAATCCGGACCAACCCAATCTTATTACTTCAGAGGTATATGAAGTACCGGTAAAGGTAACTGTAACTTCAGATTGGATAAATGCCGACCTAAGATATCAGATATCCAGTGATAATATAAATTGGGGTTACACTAAACACGAAAGTGGTTCCATTTTTAATATACCCAGAGCAGGTACTTATTATTTTAGAAGTGTGGGAGACCCTACTAAGGTAACTCAAATTACGGTTAATCAAGAATCTTATAATCGAGTATATTCTATTACTTGTGACCCTATTACTGGAAAGATAACTCCTACTAACCTAAAAGTAAGTACAGTAGTAAGGGCAAACGTATCCTATAAGGGTACCGTGAAAACCTGTAATGTACGATTATCCGGTACTGATATAGTGAAAGTCTCTGGCTCAACTTGGGAATTTTCAGAGCCTGGTACCTACATCTTTGAGATTGTAGAGTTCCCAGTAAAGCAAACTTCCTTTGTTGTAACTCGAGAAGAGATTACATATAAGGTAAGATGTACACCTTCTGAATTTAGAGTTGGGGATAAGCAAAGTATCAAGGATGCTACTACCACTCTTACCATCGAATCGAATTACCCAGAATCATTTACTGGTGAACTATATGGTAGGCTAATTGGTGATACTAAGTTGTTTAAGAACGGTGATAAGTTTACTGCTAATAGTTATGGTACTTATAAGTTTAAATGTACACTGGATAAAAGGGAAACCGATGAAGGTGTAGGTATATTCGAAGTAGTATCTGGTAAGACTGCAGTATATCGAATTACTGTTAGCCCACCAACAGTCACATTATTCAATGGCTCTGCAAAAGCTACAGTAAAGATACAACGTATTTCTGGTAATGGGGATGATTACAGAGTAAGGGTAATTGAAACTGGGGAAACCTTTGATGCTCAGAATGGTTATGTATATACTGCAAATAGGGCAGGGACTTATACCTTCCAGTCTGTAGCTTACCCTACTGCTAAGACTACTTTGGTAGTTAATAATTCTCCAGTAGTATATCAGAATAAATTAAAGATAGTTCCTTCAGATGCTACCGACAGTCATTGGAAAGAACCCAACTGGGCATTACCTGAAGACCAGATAGATGATACTTATGCAGTATACCAACTATTGGATGAAAAGTCTGCTTGTAAGTTCCATCTTGAGGAAATGAAAAATGGGGTTAATGTAAGTGGTACTGCTACTTGTGATGAGAATGGGGAAACCTATAACCTTGATGAGGAAATTGTTCTTACCAAGGCTGGGACTTATACCTTTGTGGCAGATGATGGTTCTTCTTTAAGATGCCAAGTAATATTGGAAGATTATCCTACAATCATCGAGATTTCTTGTACTCCCCCTTATGCAGAATTAAAGGGGAATGTTAAACAGGTATCTACTTTAATCAAGTGTACTTCTAATAAACCAGACTTCGATAGTCGAATAAGGGAAGTTGGTAAAGTAACTACTTATGATGCAGGTGGTGCTGGGTATGAATTCGTTACTGCCCAAGCTGGTGAATATATCTTTGAATCTGTCGTAGATACTTCAAAGAGAACTAAGTTCACGGTAGTAGATGCAGACCTCTTAAGCGTTAGTCCTCAAAAGTTAGAATGGGAACATGATGACCTCTCAGAGAAAACATTTACCATTACAACTTACAGTAATCAATCTTGGCAAATAGTAGAACAATGATAAATTCAACAATCGATAGAATAACAGAGACCACAACTCAGTCTTTATTCAAGGCATTCACTGTGGGTATATTGGGAGAGTGTACACAAATCTTGTATAATTTGAGATGGATGATAATTCTTGCAATAATTCTAATCCTATCAGATTTATGGTTTGGGTTATCGGCAAGTAGGTTACAGAAAATCGAAATTCGAAAATCTAGAGCTGGAAGAAGAACTCTAAACAAAATAGTAGATTATATTTGTTATGTTCTACTTGGTGCTGTACTTGGTAAAGCTATTGGGGAACCCTATGGGATGAACCCAATAGTGGTATCAATAACGGTTATGGTAATATGCTACTGTTTCGAAGTAGATAGTATATATGGACACATCTGTGAAATACATGGTATTAAGAAACGGTACAGTATATGGAGAATACTCTTTAAATTGTTAACCCTCAAGTTCAAGGATGTAGGTGAAGCATTTAAAGATATGTCAGAACAGAAAAATCAATTTAAAAATACTAAGGACAATGAAAACGTACTTTAAGTATGAAGGTATTATTAAATCAAAGGAAGCAGCAGAAGCAATTGCTGCTCCTTCTGGTTTAGGGCCATTCTGTGGATTTGGCTCAGCTACCATAAATGGTAACAAGTTAGTGGTATCTCCTCAGGGAGTTGCTGGAAGTAAGTATGCCAATGTAATCAAGGATAGGATTATGGCAAGGTATATGGCAAAGGCTTCAGAAGATGGGGAATTGCCAGACGTGAACTTTGGGTGTATTTCAAGAGATGGGTATGTATTTATATCTGATGAACAAACTATTACCATTGAGAACATCCAAGGTACCCAAGGTTCAACGGAAGAGGTATTACTCTTTGCAGTACACACTACTATCTCCGAACCTGTAGATAACCCAGTAGACTTTGTAGCTTATTGGAATGAATCCTCCGAAAGCTTCTACACCTTGTTTAAAAAGTCTCTGGATATTTATTATCCGATTGCCGAAGAGAATCGTACACCGGATATCATTAATAATGATGTATATTCTAATTACGATATGACCTATAGCAATCTTCTAGAGATGGTAGAGAGTGCTTGCCCTTATTACTCTAATAATAAAACTTCCGTTGTTCTTATCGGAGTATATGGTAAGGGTACTGATGCAATGACTAAACGAAATGAGAACTTTGCTATCGTACCCTATCAGGGTAAGTTCCAAGAAATCCCTTATACTACTGCTGCCCAGAGTATGATGAAAGAATCAGTGAAAAGAGTAGAACAGATAAATTCAGGCTTTCCAGTAGTAGATGAATCGGGTACTAAGTTAAATATCAAGCAATACATTGATAGTCAAATTGAGGCTATCAGAAAAGAATTCTCTGAATCTCTGAGTACTGCTAACTTACCAATCGGTTCTATTATTCTTTGGGAAACCGATGTAATACCCGATGGTTGGGCAGAATATACTAAGGCAGCTGGTAGAATAGTTATTGGTTACCAAGCTGGAGGTGTTCAAATTGGGGATGAAGTAATGTTACAGAATGTTGGAGATTACTATACACCAACTAAGGGTAATTTCTTAATCTCTATTAAAGGTGATGACCTTCCTAAGCATAGGCATGCTCTTGGTGTATCTAAAGGTAAACAAGATAATGCCAATAACTGGGAGAACGTTCGTCCTCAATCTTTCTTTAATAGGGAGACGGGATTGAATGGAGATTTCGGTAGAGGAACTCCTACCAAGGGTATTCAAGATGGTGCTATCGTAGTAAGCTGGAACCTATTAGGGGAATCTTTCTTACAAGAAACTTCGGTAGAAACTTTGGATATTGAAAAATTGCCGCCGACTATTACATTACGATATATCCAAAAGATATCATCATAAAGTTGTTATTAGTTATTTAGTAGTATTAAAACTCATGTGTATTATTTGTATTGTTTAAGAGTAAACATTTGTTTTCAATCTGTGTTTTGCGTAGTAAAAATTAATTGGGAGAGGGACGTTGGGAAACGCCCCTTTTCTTTTGTGTTAATACTTAAGTTCTTCTTTAGCTCGGTCTTCCCAATATTGTATATCTTGTCTAAGTTCTGATATATATTTCATAGATTCATTAGTCTTAGGCATTTCGAAAAATTCGATAAGCATTATATTAGTTATTCGAGTACTATTTTCAAGCCTTTCCTTGATAAAAGGGGGAGGAGTAATTAATACCTCAAACAAAAGATAGGCATCTGGAGAAAGCTTATCCTTCATATAAGTATACATCATATCAAGCATTTCTGATTTAGCTTTCTCTTCTTCACTATCATCTTCTAGTTCTTTGTCATTATCGAATAAATCATCCAGTTTAAAGAGGCTTTGATTATACTCTGCTTGTTCTCCGTATGCAGAACGAAGCAATTTGTTTTTGAATATACTAAGTGATGCAAGGATTCTTGCTTTAAGATGTTCTTCAGTACATTCACCATAGTATTTGTTGAAAACAAATAACATCTTATCCCAGAAATAAGATTGGATAATATCCGGTGTAAGATTAAACCGTTTATAATCAATCTGTCTGGTAAGGTTTCTAATTACTGGCTTACAAACTTTATAAAGTCTGTTGAAAGTAGCTTCATCATATTCTTGCATAGGTTTTAATCGATGAAGCTCTGAGCCGTTATTTCCTTTACTTTTTCCCATGTTTTTAAATATTCGTTATGCAAATATAAGTATTTTTTCTTATATAAAATAATAATATTAAATATTCGGGAGCTTAAGGTAGTGGATTAGTAGTTTCTAGATAGATGTCAACATACTTAGAACTATCTCGGTACTATCAAAATCTATTAGTTTATATAATATTGCAATATAGATATGAAGAAATTTAAAGACAACATCAAGTTCAGTTTTTCTCCTGAGTTTCAGTTCGAGATACTCAGGTTTGTTTTAAAAGATAAGGAAGGAGGATTAGTACTCAAAAGGATTAAATCCAATTACCTGGTTCTCATAGAACACTCCCTTATCTTCGAGGGTATATCAAAATATTTTAAGAAGCAAGGCAGAATGCCCTCTGAGAATATTCTAAAGGAAGTATTAAAAGAGTTACTAGAATCTAAAACCTATGTGGATTTGGTAACTAAAGATGATATACCCAATATCAATAAACTAATAAGTAATCTCTATCATATACCCCTATCGGATTCTGATTATATAAAAGAAAAGGTATATCAGTTCTCTACTTATGTTGAGATGAAGAACTTAAATGATTCCTTCGATTTGGATAACTTCGAACAATACGAAGAGTATTCGAGGAAGATTGAAAAGGTACTTCAGAAAAGTAAACCTAAGAAAGAAGATGAACCTTTATATATGATTCGGGATATTACCGAGAGACAGTTTAGAAGACAATCAGAACCTTCAGTTATACCTTGCCCATTTAGGCAGTTGAATGAACTAACTAATGCAGGAGGTTATCCAGAGCATTCCGTTAATGTGATACTAGATAAACCCAAGGCAAAGAAAACCTTCTTTATGGTAAACCTTGCAAGAGGTTATCTCAGAATGAAGAAGTCAGTATTATATATTGATACAGAAAATGGCCAAGAACAGATCATGGACCGTTTTATTCAATCCAGTATCAATAAAACTAAGAAGGAATTATACTCTGGTGAGTATGATAAACTTGAGGCAAAGCATTTAAGGAAACTTGCAAGGTTTGGAGTTGAATTAGTAGTTGAGCGTGTACCAGCAATGATTACTAATACCACTTATATAAGGGAAAAGATAATTCAACTTCGTAATCAAGGAATCGATATTAAAGTTCTTATGGTTGACTACGCTGGTAAACTTGCATCAATAGCGGGGGATAGGGAAGATTTCGAAAGAATATCTAATGTATACGTAGATCTTCAGAATCTGGCAGAGGAATTACATTTAGACATTATATGGACTGCTCATCACATTACTCGTGAAGGTAAAAAGCATAGGCTTACTCGGTATGATGAGAATGATATCTCTGGTTCAATTGCCATTGTTCGTAATGCCCAGGTTATCATGGGTCTTAACTCTACTGAGCAAGAAGAGAAAGATAATATTCTTCGAGCTGAGATAGTAGTACAAAGGGATGGTCTTCCTTCCGGTAGAGCATTATTCAAATGCGATGTCGAAAGGCAAAGATGTACGGAATTTACAAGGGAACAACGTAAACAATATGATGAAGTGTATTCTGGAGTATTAGATTCTATGATGAAGAGTTCTAAAGATAATCCCTCTGCAAATAAAGAAAAGTATGAGAAGAAATCAGGTGATATCTAAAAGAAAGTTAATCTCTAATATAGTAGGGTGGCCAGATTATTATATTTCTAAGAGAAGTAGGTTATATAGATACTACCCTAAAAGAAAAGTATGGATGTTATTAAAAGGTACCCTCAATCGGGGTAGGATATATCATATATTAAGAGATAGTAATAAACATAAAAGGATTCAGGCTTCTAGATTAGTAGCCTTAGCTTGGGTACCTAACCCAGAGAGTAAACCCCATGTATGTCATAAAGATAATAACCCTTGCAATAATATACATACTAATCTTTATTGGGGTACACAGAAAGAAAATATACAACAGTGTATCAGGGATAATAGATTTAGACCTCAAGGTAAAGTACCCATATCTAGAAAGGATATACTTAATCTTAATAAAGATTATTTAAACGGTGTTACTATAAAGGAACTAAAACAGAAATACAATATAACCCATATTCATAGATACGTTAAAGAAACTAAAAAGAGATATAGATTAGGACATGATAGGGTACGAGAGTTAATTAGGGATAAAGCCAAGGGTTACTCCAATAAAGAATTGGGAGAAAAGTATAAGCTAAGTAAAGCTAGTATTAGTCACTACTTAAATAGAAGTTTATGAAAATAACAAATCAGTTTAAGTCTAAGCTCAAAACTTATTTCATTAAAAGACTCGGAGCTTTTGAATATCGGCATGGCTGGATGCGTATACCAACTTGCCCCTATTGTGGGAGAGAACATAAGTTGGGGGTTAATCTTTCTATGTATAGAACCAATTGTTTTCGATGTAATGCTCATCCCTCTCCTGCTCAACTGATAATGGATATAGAGGGATTTACAGAATACCATGAACTAATTAACTTTTTGAACAATGGACAATTTGATGAACTACAGTTTAAGGAAGAGAAAATCGAACTTGCCGAAAGTAAGCCAGTATATCTCCCTGAGGGATTTAGAAACATTTCGCTCGGGGATAGCCAACTTGCAAAAAGCATTCGGGGATATATCAAGAAACGCGGATTTAGCCTCGAGAAGTTTTCAAGATACGGTATCGGCTATGGAACAAGCGGCTCAACATATGGGTACCTTATCATCCCGTTTTATTATCGAGGACAACTTAGGTATTACAATGCTCGAAATGTTATCGGCAAAGGGCCCAGATATAATAACCCAGACAAAGACATCACCGGTTTGGGAAAACAATTTATCATCTTTAATCATGATGCGTTGGAGATGTATCGGTCGGTATTCATTTGCGAAGGGGCACTTAATGCTCTCACAATTGGGGATAGAGCAATTGCCACAATGGGCAAAGCTATATCTGCATTCCAAGTCAATGAGTTACTTAAATCCCAATGCGAAAGATTTATTATATTGTTGGACCCAGACGCAAAAGAATATGCCATCAACTTGGCTCTCAAGCTTGTTGCATATAAAAAAGTCAAGGTGGTGTTTTTACCAGACGGAAAAGACGTAAATGATTTAGGGAGAAGTCAGACACTTAAGTTAGTATATGCTACCAGGTACCAAAGTTATCAAGAATTGATATCAATCAGAAACTCATTGAAATAGGGAGTTCCTATTATATTATAAAATAATATATTTATGCGTGAACCATCTATCCATATAACTAAGTCTCAATTTGAGGAAATATTAAATACCTTAGAGGTAGATAATTTCCCAGTTGAGGCTTTTTTTGTTATTGCTCGAAAGGAGGCAATAAATCATAGAGCAGTCTTAGTTTCTAACAATAAGAATACTAAGAGAGTTAATAACATTTTACTAGCATCTAAGGGGGATGCTGCCCTTGTTGCTGATATTTTATATGCAACTCGTATAAAGTTAAAGCATAGAGGGGTTCGTAAAATAAACGAAAGTAATTCTCGAGAATGGGCAAATTGTAAAAAGCTTGCAGAAGTATGTAATAACTTCTGTGAAGATTTCAAATTTGATACCCGGGAAGGTTTTATTAAATACATTGAGACTGGGTTAAAGAGGATGACTGATTATCGTAATGTTATGCAAAGGTTATTATCCATGCAGGAGAACATTACTAATCAGATAGATGCTGAGATAGAATTACAACATTCAGATTTAGAACTTACTAAAGAGATACATGATTATTTCATAGGTAAGATTGCTAAGGCAACTGGTATATATGAGTCTTATGAAAATCAACCCGAGAAGTATGTACACTTTGCAAAGGTAGGTGAATTCCTAAAAGAGGAGGGCTGGAATTATAAGACCTTCATCGATGCTCAGTTTGAATCTCTTGCATGGTGCAATGGGTTACCGGATATTGCACAAATGTATACGGATAAAGCAATTGAAAGATACAATAAGTATTTATATAAATATAAGAATAAACAACTACTTGAAGGTGAACCAGAAGTTGAAGGTTCCCTTTGGGATAAAATAAGAAAATGATATGAAAGGTTTACAATTTTTCGGAAACAGAGTAGAGGATGCAGCTAATGCTTTTATAGATGTCCTCAAGTATTCAGACCAATCCGTGGATTATCCAGATTTTAAGGATATTGAACCATGGCCTGATGAGATAATTAATATGTTCTATGTGATTTGGAAGAATGCCAAGTTCTCAGAACTAAGTGCCATCATTATGTATACCCAACAGTCTTCTAGATTTGAAGAAATATCAGAATTGATGTTGGGTATTGGTTTGGTAGAGATGAGACACCTTGATAAGATATCGGACTTTTTACAAAAGGCAGATCCCTATGAGGATTACTCTACCATGAATATTAATCCTACGATTGAGATTGGTTCTACTTGGGAACAAGCTTTAAAGATTGCTTTGAATTCCGAGATAGAAACTATTGGTCACTATAAGAAAATTCAAAGAGCAATTGCTCAATACGAAGAACGCCCAGATTACGATGACGTGAATTATTTCCTTGAGAAATTGATTGCGGATGAGGAGCATCATATTAAACTTCTCAAGGAAGCAATGGGTATGGATAAATCTACTAAAGGTGTAACGGTAATTATCAAATGAGTAGGATAATCATACAGAATGGAAATATGTGCGAACTCGACTTACCTCTTAAGTTCGCACAAAAACTTTATAATGAGTTCGCTATTCGACATCCAAATGCTTTCTACTTACGTACAAGGCAAAGAGGTATGCAGAATTGGGACGGTAAGATTCATTACATCACCAAGACTGGGCAATTTAAAATAGGTTTACTTCCCAAAGTATACGATATGTGTATTGAGATGGGGATTAAACCTAAAGTTGTAGATATGAGACAACCTTTACCTAAAGTCAGTAAAGTAGTTACGAATATAGGCAAATATAAATTAAGACCAGAGCAAGAGAAAGCTGTTAAGGCAGTTATCAATAATAAGATAGGGAATACACCTTTTCATATTGGCGTATTAGATTACACTGTTAATGCAGGTAAAACACTTATCATGTCGTCTTTATATTTATCCTATAAGAAGCAGTTAAAGACTTTGCTAATAACTAATGATTCGGATTGGTTAAATCAAGCTAGAGAAGAATTTAAGCAATATCTTCCCGGAGAAGATATCACTTTTGTTCAAGGCAAGGTTTTAAACTGGAGTAACTTTACTATAGGTATGGTTCAATCTATTTCGAGAAATATGAGATTCTATCAAAAGGAATTATCTCAAATAGATATGGTACTTATAGATGAGGCTGACCAAGGAGGTAGTAAGCAATATCAGAATGTAATTACTCGGTTATTTAATACCAGAATTCGTATAGGATTATCTGGTACGATTTATATGAGTAAGCTTGCTAAGGATAGGGTTAAGAATATGAACCTTGAATGTTTCTTTGGTAAAGTGATTGCCGAGTTTAAACTTAAGGATTCTATCAAAAAGGGTTACTCAACAAAAACCGTTGTAAAGATGGTACCTGGTAAACCCTGGTATGGTAATTGGGAATCTGATTGTATTTCCTATAAGGAAATATACGATGATTCAATCACCAATTGTTATACAGCTTGGTTAATGGCTTATAATAGATTACTATGGAACCTTAATCAAGGCAGATACCCTGCTCTCGTAGTATGCAAGCATATTGCACATTGTGAAAATCTATATAAGTTCTTTAAAAAGAAACTGGGCGATGCCTATAATATTGCCTATGTGCATGTTAATACTCCTTCTAAGTTAAGACAACAAATAATGAAGGATTTTAGAGAAGGTAAAATAGATATCCTGGTATCAACTACAATCATTGCTCGAGGTAAAAACTTTCCTAAGCTTAAGTACTTACTCAATACCGCAAGTATGGATTCACAAGAAAAATCCATTCAATTCCTTGGTCGTTTGGTAAGAACCGATGAATCTAAAAATAAGGTATACCTTGATGACCTTCATTATCCTGGGAATTATTTAGATAGGCACGGTAAACATCGGAAGCAATATTATCAGAGACAAGAATTGAAAGTAATACTGTTAGATAAGCTATGGAAGAAACATCCTAACCATAGCCTTATTAAGAGTTAACTAGAAGTACTATGAGTATTTACTTTTTCTCCGTAGGAGGAAAAGAAGATTACAATTAATAAGCATATAGGCATTATGAATAATGATAAACTAATATGTATCAGAGATGAAGATGATACTAAACTAACTACTCTTTTATCAGATGGTTGGAGGATAATCCAAATCTCTGCATCAGGTATTTATTGCTGGGTACTCTTAAGGAAAACCCAATAACACTAAAAAGAAAATTAAAGGCTTTCAGTGATGGAGAAATATATTTTAATTACAGCGGTGGTGGTTATTATGATAATAATACTCGCTTTAGACTTCATATTTTCTAAGGATGGTTATCAATGTCATTCATGCAAGAAACGTTTTCATAAAGAGGATTTGGAAATCAAAGGATGGCATTTCAAAGAATGGGTCTGTCCTAATTGTAAACACCTTAATTATACTTATGATGAGGAAGATTAAAGAATGGTTTAAGTCTCTTGTTGTGGGGGAGGTACATAATCCTAAACATGTATTCAACTGTAGAGATTTGATATGGATATCAAGCTTGGAAACTTCTCAAAATACTCCCGAATGCTTTACTCATTATTTCTATCTGTACTGGAGTAATGATATGGTAGTCAAAGTATGTCAAGAGAGTCATGATAGAAATTCATACCAAGAATTATATAAACTCAGGGAACTATTTATTAATAACATGGGTTATTCCTATGTTCCGATAGAAGATAACAGTGAGATATACATTTATTATAAACGTAAAAAGGATATATAATGGCTAAGAAAAAGAAACAACTTCCTGACTTATCGAAGCAAGATATTCTTACTCCCATAGATTTAAGTACTCTGGGGACTAATGGAGACCCTTGCTTTGGTATTGGGTATGATTTATCAACTAAGGAATGTAAACTATGCGGAGACTCAGAATTATGTGCATTCAAGATGTCACAGAACTTGAACATTACAAGGAAAGAATTAGAACAGAAGAATCAATACAAAGATTTGGATGTATTAGAAGACACGGTTGGTATCAAGAAATACATCCGAGGTTTGATTCGGAAAGGCAAAGAGAAAAAAGAAATTATCTCAAAGACAGTTGAGAAATTTGAAGTACCAAGAAAACGTATTAGAGAACTTTATAAAGAGTGTACTAAATAATGAAACCAATAGAGATGATATGGGCTATGTTCAAGGTATACCTTAACAACCCAAACTATTTTGTAAAGCAAGAAGATGTACTTGCTAATTTATGTATGGAGGGTTCTACCGATGTAATCAAGATGTGTAATTCATTGGGAGTACATGTTTCTAGACCCGAGAAATTAACCTTTGGACAACTTTTACGTAAATGTAATATATTATGAACAGATTTAGATTTATCAAAGTAAGGGAGGTAGTATCTCCCAACAGAGCAAACCCAAATGATGCTGGGTTAGATTTCTATGTACCAACTGATTTATACCCAGAGCATATTCATTCTAAAAATGAATTCAACTCCGAAGGTTATGATTTAGATGTTCCTTTTGGTGAAGTCTTTGTAAGGCATATAGCTTTAAAACCTGGACATCGTATACTTATCCCCTCTGGTATCATGGGATTGCTTGAACCACCTGCCTCTATGTTAATGGCTGCTAATAAGTCAGGTATAGCCACTAAGCAAGGTTTACTCTTTACAGCTGAGATAGTAGATTCTCCCTATGTAGGAGAGATACATATCGGAGTATATAATGCTTCTAATAAGGCTCAAGTTATCGAATGTGGCAAGAAGCTTGTACAGTTCATACATGTTCCCATCTACATCACAGAGCCAGAAGAGATTCAACAAGAAGAATTCTATACTGAGTCTCAAATGTGGGGAAGTAGAGGAGATAAGGGATTTGGTTCATCTCAAAACATAAAATAGTGGAAGATAATATATTAGGATTCCCAGGATATCATATTACTCGGGAGGGTAAGCTTTATAATAAGGGACATCCCGTAAAGACTTTCTTCCATAAAGGATACGAACGTACTAAACTTAGAAATAATAAGGTATCTAAGAATGTAAAAATACATAGATTAGTAGCAGAAGCCTATATACCTAATCCGAATAATTTACCAGTAGTAATGCACTTAGATGACAACCCTTTGAATAATCGTTTAGAGAACCTTAAATGGGGTACTCAAAAAGATAATGTATATGATGCCATTAATAAGGGTAGGTTGAAATTAAAAGGTATAAATAATCCTATGTATGGAGTAAGTAGAAGAGGTCTATTTGCTCCTCATACTTCATTAACAGTACGTAGTATTCGAAGATTAGAGAGATTGAAATTAAAGGGTAATACTAACAAGTACATAGCTAAAAGGTTGAAGGTTAGTAATGCTACTGTTGGTAATTATCTTAATGGTAAACATTATAAAAGTTAACATTTTGGACATAAGAAATATAAGTGAACCAGTACCTAAAGTAGAAACTAATGGGGTACTATTAAAGATGTATGAATTGGGGTTAGAACAATTGCAGGGATATAGGCAAATAGAGCAGTTACCTGATTATCCATTTGATATCAATAATGCAAAGAACCAGGTAATACTCAAGGACTTTATAGGTAGGGTAATTGAAGAACTTACCGAGGGTTTTGAATCTACCGAAGAAGTATTTGAATTATGTCAGAAGAATGGTTGGAATATCAAGATGTTCAATGAAAACGAATGTCAATCGATATTGAATTCTCTTGCTAATGCAAATGAAGAACAAGCAGATGCTTTAGGCTTTTTCTTTACTCTTCTAGTATATTCAAATATACTTCCTGAAGATATTCTTAGCTATAATAAGGCAAAGAACTTATTTGATGTGATGGCTATGGGTGTTAAAGAGTTAGTGGTAAAATATTCCGACTACCAGAATTTATTGAAATTCGATATTATTTGTGAAGAGGATTTTTTTGATGAAGATGGTAAATGGGAACAAATCATCTCTTACATCCCCGGTTTTCATAAGATGAATGCATTATCACATGAGGCAGAGAAGTTATACTTATGGGAAGTGATATATGAATTGAACAAGGCAAGGAATTTCCTTAAGTCTAGACCTTGGAAACAAACCCAAGTAATGACTAAAGAGATAGACTTCCAGGAATCACTGGTAAAAGCTTTCTACCTATATATGGGATTCCTTGCATTGAATGGGTTCACAGACCAAGGGTTATTCAGTTTATTCTTTAAAAAACAGCGTCTCAATAGATGGAGGCAACAAACTAATTATTAACATGTCAGGATGGAACCATAAATTAGAGGGACTTCAACTTAATCCGGAGGAGTCCCTCCATTCGTTAGAATTTGCTACCTCACAAGAAGCATGGGAAAAACTCAATGAGGGATTCCTAAGATTAGAGCCTGCTTTATTTGCAAAGGGGGCTATTGCCAATAGTGGGGTAGCAGTAGTGTATAACGTATTCATAAAGATACGCAATGCCTGGGTAGACCCAGAATTTGATTATGGGAGATGTTTCAATTATAAAGAAACTAAGTGGACTAGCTTATTGAATAACTACATAGACTTTAATAAGCTTGACTTGTTGCGTAGTAAACTGAGAGTACTGAGAAATAAGTACAATCAGAATTATAACATTACTTATATGTTCAACAATCATCATGATAACGGTAAACAATGTTTAATTGCTGCTACATTCTCCAAACGATTTGGGGAAGACATACCTGTTATTACAATGGTAATCAGGGCATCAGAAATAACAAAAAGGTTAATCTTCGACTTCTTACTAATACAACGAATGGCGGAATATGTGTACGGACCAGAACAATCAGTACAAATCAATTTATTTGCCACTCAAATGTATGGGAATGTAGAAACCCTTCTGATGTATCATACACATAAACCTTTGAAGAAGGTATTAAAGGGAACTGATAAAGAGAATGCTTGGATAAAGAGATTAAACGAGGTATTCAATAAATTTCAGAATGGTACTGAGAAAGAATTCTCTAGTTTTAAGGTATTCTTTAGAAGTTTTAAAGTGCTCAGACCAGATTTATATGAAGAAACATATAAATCAATGAAAGCAAAAGAATTACTTCTTGAGTATGAAGATATCGAATACCCAGAGAATGTAATTTCTTACTCTCAACGTAAAGCCTATAAGAAGAAACTTTTAAAACAAAAGAACAACAATGGAAGCTAGGGAATTTTTAAATCAGAAGCGGATAGGATTAGTAAACAAATTTTATTACCAAGTTTTAGAGATTAAAAAGAACGGTGCAGAACCAGATATACCCTTGTTAATGAAAGAGGTAGAGGATTTTGATAATTTTGTATTTCGCTACTGGCATATGACCTGGGTTAATTCTACAATGTCATACAGTTAAATATTTATATAATATGAGGATATATTCTAACAGTTTTGAGTTAATGTCCGAAATGGGTAGAGAACTCAACAGTTATGGTCAACTTGTAAAACCAAAGACCTATCAAAATAAAGTCATCGAAGGTAATGAGAATTTTATTACTAAAGAACTCATTTGCCAACAATATTGCTTAACTTCATTGGGAGACCCGGTATGGTTATTCGTATTCTCTCATTCAAAAGAATGGGCAGATGCCGAGTTTAAAGAAAGGATTGGTTGGTATGATTTAAATCCAGGTAAAGCTTGGGAATTGAGAAAAGATTTATGGGAACAGTTTTTGGTGAATGGTAAGTTTGATTACACCTACCCAGAGCGTATTTGGAACTCGTTATACATTTATGGTAGTACATCATTCAACTGTGATCTTGCCATGCAATCAGTTATTGAGCTTCTTAAGAGAGATAATGATACTCGTAAAGCAGTACTTCCTATATTCCATGGTACAGATTTAAGGTTCCTTGATGGTAGCAAACGTATACCATGCTCTATGTATTATGATTTTCTTATCCGTCAGAATGGTAAAGGAGAGAAAGTATTACATATTTGCTATCACCAAAGAAGTTCGGACTTTGTTACTCACTTTGGTAATGATGTATACCTTGCATGGAGACTCATGGAATATGTAGCTCAAGAGGTAGGAATAAAACCAGGTTATCTGTATCACACAATTGATTCTCTCCATGCTTATAAGAAAGATTGGACAGCATTAGCTTCTAATCTGGAAGACTTACAAGAGAAATACTAATAATGAGGGATGTATCTACTACTGGTGGGTATGTCCCTTTTTCTATTTTTAAAATATGGAGACACGGTATACAATAATAAAAAACAAAAGAGAGTTAAAGAAACTCATTGCCTGTTGTAAATCAACTGGTTATGCTTGCTGTGATTATGAAACAAATGCAGAACCTATATATAATAAGGGTTTTAAGCCAACTATACTCTCAGTATCCTGGATGCCAGGGTTTGGTGCTTCCATTCCTTTAGACCATTTCGAAACAAAAGATTATACTTCACCCGGTTGGAATTGGAAAAAGATGCTAAGGAAATTTGGGGAAGAGGTAATTGAGAATTATGACATTGTAAAGGTTGCATGGAACTGGAAGTTTGATGACCAGATAAACCAAAAGTATCAAATATTCTATAGAGGTACTTGTTTAGATGGTATGCTTGCAAAATATCTACTAAACGAGGAAAAACCTAATGATTTAAAATCAATGGTAAGAAGGTATTTACCAGAGTATGGTAATTATGAGAAGCAAGATGCTTTCGATAAAATACCTTGGGATAAAAAAGAGTTAGACCCACTTTGCCATTATGGATGTCAAGATACGGATTATACTCTTAGGTTAATGATATTCTTTGAAAAGAAGCTGATTGACCTTGGTTTGTACAGTACCTTCAGGAATTTAATTATGTCTGCATCAAGGGTACTCACTTCAGTAGAGAAGAATGGTTTGTATCTAGATAGAGAGTTCAATAATCAACTACTGGAAACATATAAACCAAAAATAGATGCGGCTAGACAAGCTATATATGATTTGCCAAGAGTAAAGAAATTCGAAAAGAAGTATAACCAAGAAAAGGTTGATAAGTATATCCAATCTATCGAATCAGAACTTGAAGAGTTAGATTATAATGACCCAAAGGATAAACGTAAGATTGCATCAAGGGAACAGAAAATTTCAAATATTAAGGCAGGTATATTCACAACTAAAAAGGAACAAGAATTAATAAGACCCATTAATTTGGGTAGTTCAGTTGATTTACCTGCATTGATGTATTCGGAAGAAGGTTTTCATTTTGAGGTAATTAAGAATAATGAATCCGGTAAACCAAGTAC